AAAGTTTTCTTGAATAGGTTCAAATGAATAAACTTTTTTTGCTCCTTTATCACTTGCAAATCTAGTAAAAATACCAATGTTAGCACCAAGATCTAGAACAACGTCACCTTCTTTAATAATACAATCACCATGCTGGTATAAAGAATCATCAATATATCCTCCACTGTGGCAATCATATACTTCATAATAAATTACAATGGCTTCGTCTATCTGATTATTAGTCCATGAGGGAAATATATTATCTCGATATACTTGTTCTTCTTTTTCTAAGTTTCTAAATGCTAGTTGACCTTTAACATTTGTCCAAAAGTTAGGGTTTGTTGGCTTCATATAATTACTTTATTACTTATTATATTTTAAGGAAGTCTAATGTTTCATAAAAAGTGAGGCCAGACAGTAGCGATACGTCTGGCCTCGTTCCGAGAACTATCCCGGTCCTAAAGCGTGGATTTAACCACACCTTTATTTTTTATCCATCACATGCAGCACAATCTGGATCTGTAGCTGCCGCAGCTATATCTCCTCTAAGTACTGATTCTGTTCTCATATAATAAAGCGTTTTTACACCCTTTCTATATGCTTCTAAATGTACTTGATTAATAAATTTAGGTTCTGCCTCTTTTGGAAACGCTAGATTTAAACTTGCAGCTTGATCAACGTATTGTTGTCTAATACCCGCTTGTCTTACTAGATCTAATTGATTAATTTCTTTGAAGGTTCTAAATACATCAGACATTGGAATATAATCAGCTTGTTCTAATGTTGGTAGTTTTTCTAATTGCTTTTTAGTTAGTGGCTTTTGAATACCTGAAGTTCCTTCATTATCTGAAAATGATGAGACAAAGTAATCTTCAATCCATGGTAATCCCAATACTGATCCACCATCTTCTAGTATTTTATCCCATGTTGATTTAGTATTCTTACCTATTGTATCTAAAACTTGCTCTAATGTTGGATTCTTTCTAATGAAAGTACCTTTAGCTGTTTGTTCTGTTAATAGATTTGCTGCCCATGGTTCAATACCTGGCGAAACATTACCACTAAGTTTAGAATTAGTTACTGTTGGAGCAATAGCTCTTAAGTGAGTATTTCTCATTCCAGTTCCTACACACCATAATGGTTCGCCGTATTCTGTAGCTAAATCTCTAGATGCTCTTTCAGATTCTATTTTTAATTGTGAAAATATTTTACGTGTTTCGAACTGAGCTGATAAAGAATCAAATGGAATATTCTTTTCTTGTAAATATGTGTGCCATCCTAATACACCAAGTCCTAAAGCTCTACCTTTTTCTGCAGATCTAATTGAGTTTTCAAAGCCTCTCATAAATTTAGCCTTTTGGATAAACTCCTCCATAACACCATCTAAAAACCAAGTTGCAGTGTAAATCAGATCAGTATCTTTCCATTCGTTATACTTTGCTAAATTTACAGAAGAAAGGCAACAAACAAATGAGTGATTCTCGTCAGTATGTAATGTTATTTCTGAACAAATGTTAGTCATATAAACTTTTAATCCATTCTTAGAGTATGCCTCTGGATTTGCTCTATTGACATTTCCTTTATACATGATATATGGCTCTCCTGTAGATCTACGCTTCCTTAAGAGCGCAGCCCACTTTTTGCGAGACTCTTTATCACCGGCTTCAACTTTTTGCATAAAACCATCTGGTACTACTGCACATTGGTGTAAATTTAATGATTGCCTATTGACATCACCCTTAGGTTCTCTAATTTCTAGCCATTCCCAGAAATCAGGATGTTCAATATCAATGTTAACACTTGCTGCTCCTCTACGAACAGAACCCTGATTAGTGGCAAGTATTGTAGAGTCAAATATTTTGCAAAAAGGTACAACTCCATCTGATGTACCGTTTCCTGTAATTTTTGCACCTGCTGGTCTAATTTGATTAATTCCTGTACCTACACCACCACCATGTTTGGCAAGTAGCATCATCTCTAGGTTTTTAGCACCGATATCATGAATTGAATCCGCAACATCAATACCAAAACATGAAATAGGTAAACCTCTTTCTAATCCAGTATTTGAAAGCACAGGTGAGGCTAGATTTAACCAACCCTTCCATATATAATCAAAGAATTTCGATGCAAGTTCAGGTTTACCTAATCTTTTAGCAATCGTAGTTGCAACTCTCCAGTATGCATCTTTGGGTGTTTCATCTTGGTAACAATATCCTTTGCTTATTGTTTTAACATATATCTCTGTGTTTCCCCATGTTGGGAAATCTACACCTAGCTCCCAACCTAAGGACGCTCCGTAATTTACTTTATCTTCTTTGTTCATTTTTATTATTTATATTAATCGAATAAGTCGTCCTCGTCCCAGTTTTCATCTTCTCCAGCTTTAGCATAATCAGTAGGTCTGATTGCAAAAAAGTCTGTATGTGTATGTCCACCTGTTAAATGATAGAACCAATCTAAATGACTAGCCTTTTCATTATCTAATTCCATAAATGGCCCTTCTTTATATCCTAATTCAGCAATTTTTTCGTTAGCTCGTTTAACAATAAAATGTTTTAGATTTTCAGCTTCCATATTTGCAAGATCTCCTTGCTCAAACATTTTATCAATAAACTTGTGTTCCATTTCAACCATATATTCAGCTGCTTTAAGTACATCTGCGTGAATTTCTTCAGGTAATTCAGGATATTCATTACACATCTCTCTAAACAGCTGACATCCCATTTTACTATGTAATGATTCATCCCTTACAGACCATTTCATTTGTTGTCCAATACCTTTTAGTAAGTTTCTCATTTGAAACGAGTAAAGTACTGCAAATGATGAATATAATGAAACGCCTTCTGCGAATGCACTAAAAATAGCCAATGATCTTGCTACTTCTTTTCTTGCTACAGGATTTGTTTGTAAATCTTCATGCGTGTAATCTGCTGTTGTTGAAGTTAGAAAGTCAAATTTTTCAGCAGTTGCAGGTTCATGAAGAAATGCTGCGAAATCTTCTAAACCTAAAGTTTCATTAAGATATGAATATGCAACAGCATGAATTGTCTCTTGTGATCCGAACATCATTGCCATTTGTCTAATTTCGTGTTTAGGAAACCAAGAGGTAACCATGTTTGTCCAGTAATCAGATACTGCACATTCGGTTTGGGCGAAACCCAAAAGAATATTGCCTACTAAGTTCTTTTCATGTGGCATTAAGTTTTCATTCCAGTCTTTTACATCACCTTGCATTGAGATTTCGGTGTGTAACCAAAAAGCCTGAGCTTGTTTAAGCCAACCTTCGGTGTAGTATTCAGGATATTCGAACGGCTTATATTCTAAACGTTCTTTAAAGAGATTTGACATATTGCTATTATATTTTTAATTTTTTTACAGATTCCAGTTAAGACTACAATGGGCCTTAGTTTAAGACCCAGTCTAATCGATTAAAATGTAAGAATAATAGCAGCGCTGCTAGGATTTTATATATCATGCTACTATTTTCTTTTTCTAAAATTAGACTTTAATTTTTTTATTTAATTTTTTTTCAAGTTCATATGCCTTTTCATAATACTCATATGAAGTCTTTTTGTATTGTTTACGTTGATCATATAGGTCTGCTAATATTTTTTTTAAAATACTATCTTCTTTCTTATAAACTACTCCGTTTTCGCAAACAATTACGCTTTTATCTTTTCTTCTTTCTGGAATGTCTATTTCATTTACTTGCTCAACAAATGCATCTGGGGATATATTAAATTGACGCATAATTGAAGGATACAGAGATGCAAAATCAAATGCTGAAACACCAGAGTAATAACCTACAATAGGCTGCTTAACGAATGCTCCTTCATATTTACCGTCCTTCTTAGCATCTTCTTTATTCCATTCCATTCCAATTTTTTTATTCTGGCTAATTAACTTTCTAGCCATTAGTGCTTCTGTCATCGCCACCGGAGAAGCTGCTTTATAAAGTGGCATTCTAGTAATAGTTGCTAATGTTAAAAGTACTTCCATAGATCTAAGTTGCTTATCTATGTAGTATACTAGACATGAATCGACAACGTTATAATAAATATACTTTTGGAAATTGTTTTCATAAAGTTCTTGTAAGCCTCCGGTATATTTAATTTTTGCCACATCTAATACAGCACCAGATACAAAATCAAGCGAGTTAGATTCTTTTACAGCAACTGATCTATCATATTTATCATACAATTGCATGTAATCTAATATTCCCATGTGAAGAGGACGACTATCATTTCTATCTAAAGAGCCAGTAATAGCCACATCAGTTAGGTCTATTTGTAAACGTTTACATCTGTTAACTATATATTGCCAGTCATAGTTGATGAAGTTCCACCCTGTCATCATTGGGAACTTAGGTAAGAATTTATGAAGAAATGTATACACCATGTTATACTCATCATCAAATTTGTAGTAACTAAATTCCCAATCCTGATCGTAATCCTTAAAATGTTTATTGGTGTCTTCTTCTATTTTTTTTATTTGATCAGAACTCATATCTTCCAAACCTAAAACAATAGCTTTACGTTCTGGGGTAATAATAGAAAATGATAAGATTCTAGTTTTGGCTTCTTCTGCTTTAGGAAAACCATCTACGATTTCGGTTTCAATATCTACGAAATATGTACGTGGCATATTGAATTCAAATATTTCTTCTTGATCCTTTTTTGGTAAGGAATCCATGAAATATAGTAAACTAAATTTATTAAAGCTTTTAGAAATAGATCTTTTAATTGGCCTTCCATCCCAATTGGTATACGTGTTGTCTCTCCAACGATCTTTGTCATTGGTGACTACCCAGTTTTCAAATTTATTAACTGAATACCTTTTAAAAGATACTTTACCTTCTTTGTCATAGTAACTAATTATGACTTCGTTTTCTTTTTGTTCTATATCTAATAACATTAATAGCCTCTTTTTTGACGTTGAACATTCTCTTCTGCTTTTGCAAAATAGTAGTTGTAAGCGGTCTTTGCGTCAAGGCCTATGGACGCGGCATAATTAATAAAGAAGTGTAGAATATCTACCCATTCCATATATAGTTCTTTTTTATCATCTTCAGATAAATCAGAAACTTTCTTATTATCAAATGTTGAGAAGTCTTTCTTCCAGTATTTCCATACTGCATTTCCACTTCCGTCTTTAATTCCACCAAGAGCATCTGTCATTTCGTGAATTTCATCAATTACAGCATGCGTATTACAATGCCAAAAATTCATTACATCTCGTAATGACATTTCTTCAAAGTTAAAACCGTAAGTTTGTTCTTGCATGTTTTTTTGATGAGACATAATGTCTTCTAAGTGCGTTGTTGATTCTGCGTAGAAGTCTTTTACTTCTAAGTCTTTACATTCGTTGTCTATATTCGCCATGATTTTTTTTGTATATTATTTCTATGATCTTTAATGAGATAGTTTCAGTTTTTATAGGTCCATTTCTAAAACTTCTCCCCATTCTCTTTTTGAATTTGTTTTTTCTTTAGTTTCTTCTGATTCTGGGTAAGGCTGTCCTCCTACATTCCAGAACCAAGCTCCTTGATTTCCATGTTTTACCATAAACTCCCATGCTTTTGCATCATAGTTCATTGCTGATGGGAATGGGGGAGCAAATTCTGGTTTTACATCTGAGGCAAATGCCTTTGGATGAGACCAAACTTTAGCTATACCTAATTCACCATTTTGAATATTTCTAGAAACTGCAACTGCATTAAACTCAGCATCTGGCCATGCAATTTGTAAAGAGCGTTGTAAAACTCCAGTTGATATTGCCGACCATACTTCTTCTGGATATCCATGTTTTTCTGCTATATCATATGCAACTTTTACCGCTGCAGCAGTTACTAATTCATGTTTAAGTCCTAAAGGAATAAATGTAGCATTGTTATCTTCTGCCCATTGTTTTGCAATTCTATTTAAATTAGGCATTGCCGCTATTCTTCTAAATTTAGCAATAGCACCTCTTTCAATACAAATTGCTTGATGATCTGATATTACTTTACCAGATGGCATAAATAATACTAATTTCTTATTGTATTTTTTTGCTAAGTATGCAAGAGAAATTCCTGCGAATCCAAATCTAGGCTGCACATATACTAGCGTATCTGTTGGTGCTTTTTGTACTAAGATATCTCCAAATCTACATTTAGATCCAAATCCCATCATATCATCTCTTACTACATTAAATCCTTCATGATTCATAATAATTGGATCATCTAGTGGATCTTGCCAATCTCCTGCTAAATCTAACCATGCTTGTCTATTAGGCATCATAAGATTTAAATCTTGATTCATTGAACTTGTTGTGTGTTTATCGTGTGCCATATTTTATTCGTTTGGATAATCTCTACCCCATAAATGTCGAGTAGTATCTGCGTTAACATTAATTTCTTTATCTGGATTCTTAGCTAAATTAAATTTACCATCAAATATCCACGTATATGGAATTCTTTTTGTTGGTGATTTTATTCCATGGCTAATTGCAATGTGTTTATAGAAGAAACATGTTTTATCTTCTACGTTTAAATACTTTTGACTTTCCATTGGATTATTTGGATGATTTACAAGTACATCCATTTGTCTTAGCCATTCTTCAGCATGTTTATTCTCTGCAATAAATTGTCCATCTGAGTCAATAGAATATTTTACTTTGCCATTAAGATTAACTCCACCAAATATCTGTTGCATACCATCAAAATGTCCAGTACCTCCGAATAAAATAGATTCAGGATCAACAAGATCTGGTCTGCTCATGGCCACATATCTTGCTGTGTTTTTGCATGGATATAGAGGTGATCTAAAGTTTTGATGTTCTTTAAAATAAGCTTCTAATAATTTAGCAAACTCCATCATTGTGTATGGTCTTTCTAAATCTTCTAGAATGTGAGCCATATCTTTTGCTGCTTTTTTAGGTCCTTCAATTAACCAGTCTTTAACTATTGTACCTTTAGGATAATAGATCTGAAATAAATCATTTCTAGCATGTCTATTTTCTACAAAATGTGCCCTAGTCTTTTCTTCACCTTGATTAATTAATTTAGTAATGGTTCCCCAATGTTCGTTAGAGAATGAAAACACAATAGTATAATAAAGTAATTTTTCTAGATCTGTCTCATGTTGCATCATGTAACAATAAGGATGTTCATGCCAGTGTAATCTATGGGAAAATATTTGATAATCTTCTAATAGTAATCTATCTTCTCGTTTATCAAACTCATGGCAGAATTCAAAGAATTTAGCTAATCTCAATTCTTCTGACCAATCTTTCATCCAACTTTCTGCAGGTTTTTTCTTTTTAAATTTTATATTTGTATTAGTTCCATCATAAGTGATGTTACTGTACTCTTGTGTGGTATCATCATCAAATGTAAACAAAACACCTTGATCGGGTGCTTGCTTAATTTCTTTTTTGATTTCTTTTACTTCTTCACTCATATTTTTGCTACCATTTTTTTATACTCTTCAACAGAGACTCCTGCTCCTTGTAATACCTTGTCGTCCGATGGAAATTGAGTCATGCCATTGAACGTTTCTACTAAACCTAAATCCAACATAGCTTTTTGTCTACCGTATGGATGATCTGTAATCGAAGAAGAATTCCATAATGTATCCATATTTATGTGAGCATAATCCTTTCCGGGTCTTAGATAGTTTTCTATCCACCTAATAAAGTCACATGCTACATCTTCTGCATTATATGGAAGTGAGCCTGTATCTTCATAAATCTTTGTCATTACTGCATCTAAAAATTCTTCTGACTTCTTACCTTTCTTTTCTACAGGATCTGCAAGATAACCAATACATTCTACTGCGTTAGTACCATAATAGAACATTGATTCTCTATTCATAAATTCAGGGTACCAATCACATACATCTGCAATAACTGCAGCATATTGAAATCTATATGCTCTTAGACCATTATCAGCATTCCATTTAAACATCCACTCACCTAATTCTCTTAAGTCTTTTTTACCATCAGTTCTTAGGAAATTTGCCATATCTCTTGCCATTCTAGGCGCAAATTCACATAAGAAATAATCTCCACCTCTTTTGTAAACATATTCAGGTTTGCTAAAGTTTGCCATTCCGACAAATGAATCTTCGTTAACTTCGGGTTTTGGCGGTTTTGGAAATGCTGGAAATTGATATCCGACTGATGTGTAAAACGGTGTTGGGTGATGTTTAATAACTTCACACATTTCTTCTATAGTTTCACATTCATGTAAATTGAATAAAATAGTGTTGTGATATCCTGATGGTTTGGTTGCATAATTAATAGCAGATCCACATACCCTATGAAGTATAAAAATATAAAGCCATTCTTCTAGACCAAATTCGTCTCTTTTAGAATTCCAATTAGTAGCCACTTCCATTCGTTGTGGAGTGTATAATCCTGCTTCCATTCTTGACCAATATGGATGATCTGAATTCCAACCATAAAAACAGTCGTTGATTATTTGAGAAAATCCAGCGTATTTACGTTCTACTACATCATATAATTCTATGTGATGCATTAGTTCGTCGTCTAATTTTGATTCTGCATGTGGAACATGACCAAGATTACTTAGATCTTGTTGTTTTTTGGCTAGCTCAAAATATCTTAAGAACTCATCATAATACTTAGTCGTTGTTATTTGCATGTTAATCTATAATTTTCCAATTAAATGATGGTCTATTTCTTTGAAACTGTGTCATTGACCACTCTATATCTTTAGTTTCTATTACTATTGTTTCGGTTTTACCTGATCCATTGTAGGTAATTTCTATGTTGAATTTTTCGTCTGCTTTCATTAAAATAAAGATAGTGTTTGTTTAATTAAATTTTTATTTGCTTCGTTTTTTTCCATATTCCATCTATAGTATTCTCTAGATATGTGGACGGATTTAGGTTTTTCCATTACATCGAAAGTTAGTTCGCCTTTGGCATTAAAATAAACTTCTGAATGTTTATAAACCTTCCAGTTATTTCTTTGTGCCATGTCTTCTATTCCAGCATTAATTTCTTTAACTAATGCTGTACGTTCATTCCAAGTCCCAGCAAATGGTGTTCCTTTATAGTACCCTGTTTTTGGTAAAGGTCTACTTTCGTTTTCAATAGGTAAAACATTTACAATTTCAATATTATTAATACCTAATCCAATAAGTTCTTCTTCATATCTTTTTATGAGTACCTTGACTGCAGCGCTTGGATTTGACTGACGCATTAAGTGATGTCGAACATCAATATTACCCATATAAACTGTAAGTTCATTTATCCATGGATAAACATAACTTTGTAAACCACGCTTAAGTGCGCCATGCATTGTTAATCCATCGTGTCTTTGACACATATATCCCGCTTGATACATTCCAAAAGAGTGACTATCACCAAAGCATAACTTTTCAGTTTTTTCAATATGATCAATCTTTTGTATTTCCATACAGATTTCTGTAGCTTCTTCAATTCTAGATTCAAGTGTTTTAAATAAATCTGTACCCGCTTTTAGTCTAGTTTTAATTAAGTTACCAATATCTGGCATGTCATGATGTAAAGAATACATTTTGACTGGTGTAAATAATCTCATTAGTTGGTGATATAAATCATCATTAGATCCTCCAAATATATTAAAGGTACCTTTGAATTCCATACCGTGATCAATTAGAATTGCGTCATAGTCATTCCAATCTGTTTGGTTAGATGTGATTACTTCTGCGTTTTCAAAACCAGCGTTTTGTAATTGATTTAATAGCATGTGGGCCCAAGCACCTTTGTGTGATGATATTTTTGGGCTAATTTTACCAACCAATGCACAAATGCCGACTTTAATCGACTTATCGGTTTCCTTTTCTGTAAAAAATGTTAGTTCTGTCATAATTTATTTTATTGGATCTTCAGTGTCTTTATAGCCATGTTTTTCAACATAGTTATCTAATGCGCCTAAATATGCAACTGCATCTAATAGATTGTCTTGTTTATAATTATAAGAGTGTCGACTTAATTTAAGTGCTACAAGCGCAGCATACATATCTGAGCCGTTTAATTCTTTACCTGTCATGCCATTGAAAATCATAGCAGCTCTTCGCATACCTTCTTCGAATGGTCCATATTGACGTGATTTTTCTTCTGAGCGGTTGTTTACTATTTCGTTAGCTTCAGATAAGATGTTGGTTTTCTTTTTAGACATATAAAACGTTTAGTTATTATACACACAAAGTATAATTTGTTTAATTATTTATTCGACTCTTTTAGTGCTGCACTCGCGCTGATGGCTGCAAAGTGTTAGTTTCCTAACATTATATACGTTTAGGTTTAGATAAGTTATAAATCATAGCACAGTAGAATCTGACAGCGTGCATATTGATGTTGTCAGCTGAGGCCATTGTTTTGCTTAAATCATTGTCTATAACTGATTGGACAAATCCGCCTCCCATGTCGTTGACATTCCATTTTTTACACATGATCTGTGTACCTGTTGTGACAATGTGATTTTCTTCCCAAGAAATAATATCATTGTCGTGTATAAATTGTTCTGCACTATCATCGAAGAATTTTTGTACAGCTTCTTTAACTATTTTAATTTTATCAAATGTATTCATATTATATAATTTTAGTTTCGTTTCCAACCATACCCTGCAATTTCACCCTTATTAAACATTTTAATAAGATTTTTATATGCTTTTGTTGCTGCGGGTCTTTTGCAGTGTTTTACTGCGTAAATAATTTCTGGAGAATATTCGTCTTCTCTTCTTAGAAAAAATGTAGTTCTATACATATGTCACTGTATTACCTGTTAATTGAATATACATTTCAATGGCTTTTTTTAGACCTTTGATTTTATTTTCTATTTCTTTACTTACACCGACTTCAATTGCTTTAGGCAATAGATTATCGTATAAATATCCATCAAAAAGCCCATATGCCATATTTTTTAGTGACTCGTCTTCGGTTGCTTTAATAATGTCCATTGTCATTGTCATCATTTCTGACGTAAAGCAATCGTGTCTGTTAAATCTTTTATAGTTCATATTATTTAATATTAGTTGTTCCATGCATTCTAAAACCCAAAACTGGAGTGTGGCCAGTTATTTTATTCTTACGCTGTTCTATCATGTTTCTTGTCATGATCAACGTTTCAACGTCAGTTTCTGACTTTACCCAATCGGTGAATAAGTAAGTCAATAATTTTGCTTTGATTTTTTTCATTTCTATTACTCTTTTAATTACTCTACTAATATACCACAAATAAATGACATAAAAAAATCTGGAGTGACTTATTTTAAAAAAAGTTTCCAGTTTTTTTCTGCAGCGATAGCCTCTAACTCAAATGGATGAGTGTCATATTCATATCCATCTTCGTCATACATTCTTTGCATCTCTTCTCCGTCTTGTAAATAATGTGTATATTCGTGCAATAGTGTTGAGATTACCCATTCTTTATTTTCGGCTTTTGGGTAATATACAACTATTTTATTTTCTTGTCTATCGTATTCTGCATCTGGATCACAATCACCTTCGGCTTCTTCACATCCTGTTATTCTAACATAGATGTTATGGTGAAGTTCAACTTCTGGGAATTCATGTTGATACTTAGATCTACCATAATGATTTTTTATATCATCGTAAACCTCTTCAATTATATTTTTGCACTTTAACTCATTCATATACTGCTAATATACCACAAATATTTGACATAAAAAAATCCTGGCTCACTTTTTTTCATAAAAAAAGCCCACATCTAGTGGGCTCTTATTTAGTTTAATTTGATGATACTTAAATTATCCTAATTTTTTAACTAATGTTGTTAATTTATCTAGAGATGCTTTTATATGTTCACCATAATCAGCATGCATATCTTCATCTGCATCTAATGGTTGATATTCTTTCCATTCTTTATATTTACTAATAAATTCTTCACTAGCGTCAACTATCTTTTTAATATCTGACTTAGCGTATTCCTTTCCGTAATACTGTTTTGGATCTACATCCATCCTTGCAGTCTCATCTGTAAATGGATTTTTAATATCTATGCCTTCAAAATCAAATGAAAATGATTCAAAGCTTTTTACAAAAGATTCGTTGTTGGCTTTCTTTTTATCTCTAGCCTCTTTCTCTTTTTTTGCCTTTTCAAATTCATCTTCGGCATCGCCTTGTCCGGCAGGCACATCTCCTGAACCATCAGCACCTGAAACTGGTAAAGCAACTGGTCCCATACCTGCCATATTAGAAGGTGTAATGTTTTCTAAAAATCTTTTAAAAGAATGTGGTTTAGAACTTTCATTTAAGTCTATGCCGTCCCAGTCCCATTTGTAACCTTTACCGTCTGCACCATTACCTAAGTAACCATACATTCCTTTTTTGAAACCATCAAAGAAAATAGCAGCGCCATATTCTCCAACTTCTTCTTTAACATATTCTCTTGCAGCGGCATCGTCCATTCCTTGAACATAAACCATACCTTCTTCAAACGAAAATAAAATGCCTTTCTTAAAGTCTATTGAATCTCCAACCCACCATGTATCATTATCCATGTCATATGAATCGTCTTCATCTTCTTCGTCACCAAACATATCGAAGTCTGGCCATTCAGATATACCGTAGTTTAATGCTTCTTTTTCTGTTTTAAAAAAATTAACCTGAGCATAATCTCCAGATCTTTCTCTTACGTAAAATATCTTTGCCATTTTATAATATTATTTTCCGTCAATCTGAATGTATTCAGAATCTCTAATTTCTAGATTGTTGTTACCGACTGCAGAATCGTATTCACCGTAAATAACATCTCTCTTACTTGCTAGCGGGGAATTCATCATTCCGGTCTTATCGATTTTCTTATAAACCTTTTTGCCATTAAAATCGTCCATGAAACCTACATTAATTACAACTTCATAACCAAGGTATAACGTATCTGATCCTTCAGAATTTAAACCATTAACCTCATCTATAGCGAATCCATTAAAAAGATTAGCAGTAACATATAGAACACCTTCCATACCACCTGCTCCTTTTTCTACTTGATCTAAAATCATTTTCTTAGCAGTATCTTCAAATTTAGCCCATTCTTTATTAACTTCTTCTTGAGTTACTACATTAATACCTTCGTATTTTACTTTTTTGATTTCTTGTTTAAAGGCCTGCATAATAGCACCTATTAAACCCTTAGCTGCATAGATACCTGTCATTCTATATGCCTTTTCGTTTAGAAATTCTTCAAATAATTGTAAATGTTTCATTTTTATATTTTTTATTTATGTAAGTTTATTGATTACCAAGCGTAATCGAAAGTTTTGATTTTGTTAATTCTATCTTTAATAGATTTAGCGTATGTCTTAGCTTCTCTTTCGTACCATCTTTCACCTGTACCGTATCTCTTTTCAGACTCTTCAGATCTTGCGATATAATCACAGTATCTTGAGTAATCGTCTAAGATGGATGACATGTGTGAAGAAGCATCTTTTAATTTTACAGTAGAACCTCTTTTGTTTTTACCAATGTAGATTTCTCCGTATTCTGTTTTCTCTCCAGCTTTCAAACCATCTTGAATTTGTTTAGCTAATTCATCGATTGCCGCTGAAACCATTTTATCTAATGGCAATGCAGCTGCTTTAGTAGCTAAGATTTGAGTATATCTGTTTTTGTTTTCTTGTTTAAAGTCTTTATCAGATTTAAATGCAATCGCACCAGCTTTAGCGCTTGATCTTTCAGATCTTTTATTAGCTGTAGAATATTTTTGTTGTAATAGATCTATATTGATAACAACTGCTCTATCTGCAACTTCTGCAATTCTTTTTACATTGTAAAGACCAGTTGCATCCCATCCTTTGTACTTCTTAGAAATACCAATAGTATCACTTGAATTATTAGGAGTAGTTTTTAGAGTTCTGTCTCTGTCTCTACTAGAATATCTGCTAGTCCATGTGTTTGTGTAAAATTCATTACCTCCACTTGCTACAGCTAATAAGTAACTTCCACCTGGAATAACTTTATCAGAACTGTATGCATCGCTCGGTGCATATGGATTAGGTTTCTCATTATCTGAGATGTAAAAAACAATAGTATTTGTTTGTTTTGCCTTGTACGCTGTCATTGGATCAGTATCAATAAGATCTTCATCCTGTACTTTATCTAAAGCAACTTTAGTTTTACCATAAAATGCACCTGATAATGCTTTATCAACTTTACCCCTAGTGTTTGTAAATAACTTAGAAAGCTTCATTGAACCAAAAGCTTCATTTAAGCTTTCTACGAAACTTGAAAAAGATTCGTGTATATGATTAGATTTAGTATCTTCTGTCGATTCAGTATCTTCTGTCGATTCAGTAACTACTGATTCAAAGTAATCTTCATAATCAGAAACTGAGTCTGGACCCCATACATCAGCCAAAACATTTTCGATATCTTTTCTTTTACCGGTTAATTTAACTTCAGGATATCCATGTGATCCTTCTTCTTTTTCAACTTCCATTTTAACTTTGTTCTTCTTTAAAGATTTAACTAATGGTTTAAATTCAGTTGGGTGTATGTCATCATCGTTTCCAAATTCTATACCTGAAAGTGAGTCTTCAGTAACTACTGATTCTTCAACTTCTTCGTCTTCTTTGATTAAAACTGGAAATGTTTTACCATTAAATTCGAATTCTTTTTCACCTGCGTCTTTTGCTTTTTTAGCAGCCGCAACAAATCCTCTACCTTCTTTTACTGGGTAGGTTTTACCATCAAATTCGAATTCTTTGTCTCCGTTTTCTTTGGCTTTTCTTACAGCATCACCGAAAGCATTACCTTCTTCAATCTCTGCTTCAGATATACTGATAGTGTTAAGTATCTTTCTTCCAAATTTAGAAAGAGATATTCCAGATTCTGCCACATTAAAGTATTTTGCGTTTCTTCTCATCCATCTACCAGAATTGCTTGACATCTCTTTTAGAATATTATCGAATTCTTCTTGAGTTAAAGTTCCATCAGCGATAGCTTCTAATACTTTATTTCTAATTTTTGCGTGTGTTCCTGCGGTAACTGCAGGGTGGTTTTCAGTATATCTTCTCTTTAAAGTGATTTTACCTTCACCGATAAATTCTTCGAATTTTTTCATTTTTAATTTTCTATATTTTATATTCTTATACTATATATTAGTCTTTCTTCACAAACTGTTCAAATGTCATGAATTTTGACTCTGCGACACCCATAGAAACCTCTAATTTTGTTCTCAATTCAGTATACATACCATGAATTGGTCTAGGTGTTAATTTTTTAAATGTTTTTTCATCACCGTCTAACATTGCATTTCTAACCTGTGTTGCTGAAATGTTTTTACCAGATCTAGGGATTTCAAATAAACCGAAATCTTCTCTACAATTTAAAGATTCTCTATATTCTGGTTTATCAACTTGATACGAATATGTTTTAAGTCTATCTGTTCCTGTTCCCCAAAGCACTGGTTCGTAACCATCTGCTCGCATTGCGTTAAACATGTAATCTATTGCAGCTCTATCTAAAATGTATACTTTTTCTATTGGGTATTTAGACTTTAATTTATTAAGCATTGCTAATTGAGTTTCCTCGTCGTATGGTCTTTTAAACGCATCTTCTTTTTTCTTAGTCTTTGATTTAATCAATATTACAACAACAGGGTGTCCATTTTGTTTGCTGATAGTGTCTATTACTTTAGCATGTCCTAATGTGAACGGTTGAAATCTACCGACAAACATATTGACTGGCTTTTTACCTTGATCTGGATAATTTACAGTTAATCCTTCCATTATTGGACTTACATCTCCATTTAGTTTTTGATTAATTAGATATTTTTTAAAATCCATTACATCTTTTTCATTTGTTTTACCCATTACAATAGTATCTATTTCTTCAACTATTTCATTAATTTGAGATAATAAATCTGCGTTAATGATATCTGTTTCTTTAGTTCTCTTTTTTCTAAAAGATCCTAATGCTATTTTGAACAATTCAGCTAGTACTTTATTTTGTACAAGTGATATTGTTTTTTCATTTGACATAAATGCTGTATTAAGTTCAAATGATTCTCCTTCTGCAAAATCAGCTGAATCAAAATCAGCGCCTACATATTTTGTAGCATGCTTTTCAACATACGCATTAAATATAGATGAAATTAGTTCTACATATCTTAAATCCGCCTTTTCTTCTTTTAATTTTATATCTGATAAATCAAATGAAGTTAAGAATTCAACTAAATCTAGTATCGATATTTGATACATGTCTGATGATTTTCTATTTGGTGCAGATTCTCTATCGAATCTTTCTAGCTTAAAACTTTTAGGTGTCCTATCTTCATAAAAATTAATAACTAGCGCATCAATGTCTTTATCTAAATCCAAGTTTAATGCTGACTTATTTCTACCGTTATCGAATATGTGATAAATAGTTCTTGTAAAAGATTGGTTTTTAAATTTCTTTTTAAATTCTTCAGTGCCCAGTGATAATAATGATATTAAGTCATCTTTCTGATTAGATGCCAATTGACCTTGAAAAAGTACAGATATTGGCTGTACATCTAATAAACCAGCCCATTTTTCTAAAATTCTAGGATCTCTAATTACTTTTTTTACTTTAGAGGGATCTGAAGGATTTAAAACCTGTATATGTGTTAATATAAGATTGTTTTTAGGAACATTGTCATATTCTATATCTACAGTTTTGGTTTCTAACATGTAATCAAACCCGAATTTCCAATCCTTTGGCATTTCATTTAGAATAACATCTGATATTGTGTTAAAGTGTTTAATTCCGTTTTCATAATATTTTACTAACGTTCTGTCTACTTTATTAATAGGTGTTTTTGAACCGCTTTTAAAAAATTCAAAAACGTCAATCTCATCTCTTCTAACATGAAAACTTGAAGCTTGTACCTTTTCGGTTACGACGCAAATATTATCTAGTAACTTTTTAAAGTCATTGATATTAGTTGATTCAAAATATGTTTTTAAGTTCTGTAATGCCATTGTTATCTACCGTATTTAATAATTCCCATTAATTGATTAATTGCAGCAAAAGTTCCAGTTAGTTTATAAGTATGTCCCTTATATTTAAAAACTAAACCTTCAGTTGGTATAATAGACTCTATTCCACCGATTCTTTCTAGTCTAGCAAGTTCAGCTTCAACTTTTTTAATCTGATCAATTCCACCTGATTTTTTAATCTTAGCAGCTTCAGTTCTAATTTGATTATGTAGTCTTTGCATTTCTTTATCTGGCGATGCAGCTACAAAGTTACTTGCGTTTTTCAAGATTACTGATCCTAATTCTAAGAATAGATCTTCAAATGGTCTAATGTTTTCTTTATACTTCTTTTTAACATCTTCTTTATCAAACTTCTTAATTAGTGCAGCTTTGTCTTTACCGATAGCTTTGTCTAATGATCTTAAGTTTAAAGTTTTCTTATCGCCATATGCCCATCTTAATAATAAACCTTCTTTATGGTTTTGTTCTAGATCAGGGAAATTTGTGTCTATCGTTTCTCTCCACCACATTTCATGATATCTGGAAACTTCGTCAGCATCTGTTAATTTATAACGATTCTTTAATGCTTCTACTTGTTTAATGAATTTTGACTTGTTTGCTTCAAAGTCAACGTCTTTAGCAATCTTTAATACTTGTGGTGGAATTATAGTAAATGTGTTTTGAACATCTTTCTTTAATTCTTTTAAAGCACCTACTAATTCTGTTGCTAAATTTTGAGTTCCTGTTTGATTACCTTCTCCGTCTGTTTCTGTTATATTGTGAAATTGAATAACATCTCTATCATAATATATCACGTTGGGATTTTTAGAGTAGATCAATTCCATGTTAACGAAATTTAATCCGTTTGCAAACATTGATTGATCCTTAAGTTTTGGTAAAGCGTCAGCTAAATCTTTTGCTGCAAAAATATATGTTTCTTCTACTAATTTAGAAGCGTGACCAGTAAACATCTTAATAATACCGTTTAGGTCTATTGGATTTTTCATTTGACCCTTATTTCTGGCAAACATTGTTTCTCCATCTTTAACAGTTGCAAATAAATTTTGGCCATCTGTTTTTTCAGTAGGATCTTCTTCAAAATTAAGTTCTCCACTTAATCCAGATTCTATAAGCTTTTTAAAATCGCCGAATGTCAATGACTTGTTATCAAACGGGTGTGACATGTGGCCGGCTGCTCCACCTTCTAATATTAAATTAGATTCTTGTAAATGAACCCTTTCAGTTATAAATGTACTAAAGTCTGTATATATTTTCATAGTAGTTGAAAGTAAAAACTAGAGAGTGTTATGCTCTCTAGTTTATATATTGTTTTTACCCTAGTGATGATTTTAAGGCACCAACCATAGCACCGTAATCTCCTGAGTTTTTAGAAATTAATCCGTCTACAACTTCACCTGCCTTATCTTCGTCAAATTCATCTCCGAATGCTTTCTTTAATACTGAAAATGCATACTCTTTAAATTCTTCGTCTGAAGTAACTTCTGCTTCGTTTACTTTTGGAGCTTCTACTGTTTTAGCAGATTCATTGTGTAAGTGAACATAATTACTACCCTTTTCAGAGTAGATTGAAGTAATTTTAAAGTCACCTTTAATTTTCTTGCCCGTATCTTCTTTGTAGTATCTAGCATAGTAAGCTTTAAAGAATAGGTTAGGTTCTAGTTCTCCAAAGAAGTGTGTCAATTTACCAATAAAGAATTTAGCTGATGGATAATAAGATTTTATATCTTCTTTAGTTTCAGCACCTAAAACATCTTTATTAAAATCTTTTACAAATTTAGCTTCATTTAAAGCTTTAACTTTAATCTTAAAGGTTTCGTTAGATTCTTCAATGTATTCCCCTAATTCAGGATCACCCCAACCATCGTCAGAGCCTAACACTGATTGTAGATCTTCTCTTGAACCCGTTAATTCAACTTCTGGGAAACCTGTTGGACCTTCGTTATCGATGATCTCCATTGTAACTTTGTGTTTCTTAAGTAATTTTTTTAATACTTTAGATCCAGGATCTGTTGCATCCATAACTACAGTAGCTTCTAATACACTTTCTGCATATTTAATAGTTTCAAACATTCTAAATTCAAAGTTGTCTTTTACTTCACCTTCAAAGAAAGAGTTAAACCTATCTAGTAAATCTTGTCCCATTTTAGCAAAGCCACACTGCTCTAAGAATAATGCAGTTCCTTCTGCAATACCTTGACCTGACCATCCAGCTGCATTTGAAATTCTAGAATATTCTTTTTCTAACGCATCTTTAATTCTTGTTGATCCAATGTTTACTGACATTTTGCCTAAACCATCAACTATTACTGGAATAGATCCTATATTACCTTTGATAGCGCCTGCACACTTTTCTCTTTCTCTATGGAAATTAGCATCTTCCATTGAATCTAAGAATAATTTTTTAATTGCACCCAATAAAGTCTTCTTATCGTTAGATGCACCGATTGCATTTAATTTAGAAAACAAAATTTGATTATACTGAGTTACTACTTTCTTAGCATCTCTCTTACCTTCTACTTTAATAGCTTCATTAATTTCTACAGATTCAAATGCTGGTTTTAAATCTTTATCACCTGCATATATGTCTGCCATTAACCACTTTCCTGATTTTTCATCAAAAAGGTAAATGAATTCTGCACCACCTTTATCGCCTGCTGTTGAAATGTATCTGTCAATGTTTTTAACGTTACCTTTCATATTATCGGAGTCTCCGTAGTAGTTCATTCCTCTTGGATCAGCTTCTAAACCTGAATTATCTCCATTTTTAAGAACCATATTTAGAGGTGAACCACCTTTTAAATATGTTTTCTTGATAAGTGGTAGCATGTTATCAGGATATGAGTCGTAATGTGTATACACTGATTCTATGTTACCTTTTTTGTCTATTTTACCAAACTGTCCTCTAGTTCCTTCTATAATTAAAAAGGATTCAGAAACCTCAACACCTCTTAGTTTAGTAAAAAATTCAGATTTTTGATCTTCTGATAATTCTTTAATAGAAGTGACATTGAATTCTGATAAAAGAGATTTGAAGGTATTAGCTTCTGCTGATCTTTTAGAATCTTGCTCTTCTTTTAATTGAGCGGCATCACGTTCGGTTTTTACCTTAGCAAATTGCTCGAAGTTTTTTAATTTATCCATTACAATTTATATTTATTTCGTTATGATTATTTTATTATATATCTCCTTCAAATGACACATTTTTTATTTCGTATGCAAACTTCTGTTCTTTATATATGGCTTGTCTAGCTTTAGCGTGTCTTATAAGATAATTATCCCAATCAGGTGAAGACAAATCATCAACAAAATCTATAATGTTTACGCTTTCTTTAGAGCTGTGTTGCCTTAACCCACGCCCAATAGATTGCCTAATAACTACTTCAGATTTAAAGGACTCTGTGAAGAATATATTATGAATTCTTTTAATTGATATACCAGTAGAGAACGTACCATATGAAGCAACAATTACTACATTCGCGTTTGCCTCCATTTTCTTTTTATATTCTTCTCTGATATCCTTATCGGTATTACCGTCAACATAATATATTGTTTTATCACTTTCTTGCCTAAGTTTTGCATAAAGTTTTTTACCATGTTCAATCCTGTGGAAAAGAACAAGACTATTACCGCGTACTCTGGATATAATGTTTGAAATAAAATTAAGACGCCCTTCCGAATTAATAATGTAGTTTTGTTCAAATTTGAATACATCTTTACTTTCATATCTGTTTTGTGACATTTCTCTAAATGCGTCCTTTGTAGATTGAGGAGCATAATCCATTTTAATAACTTTAACTTTACATTTTGCAATGTGTCCTTCATTTTGTAGGAAATTTGCAGAAACCTCAGTGATCAAAGGGCCAGTGTATGCCATTAATGTAAGTCTATCTATTGTGCCTTCTTTTGGAATTGTACCTGATAAACCATATCTATATTTAGCGTTTACACACTTTTGTAATATAGTCTTAATTGAAGTAGATTTAGCTTTATGTGTTTCGTCAATTATTACTGCATCAAATTGTTCAAAATATTCTTTATTCTTTTTAACAAGAGATTGATATGTTCCAATTACTACATTTCTACCGGGTCTTATTTTTTGACCGGAATAAATTTGTTGTACTTTTATATCTACTGAGTTTCTATAGTTATAATCTAAGAAATCTTCACTAGCTTGTACTACAAGAGAAACATTAGGTACAATAAAAAGAATTCTTTCTGATTTCTTTTTCTCTAATTGATATGCTACAGTTAAAAATGATATCAATGTTTTACCTGCAGAGGTTGCAAGCTCTGATAAACATTTTCTAAATTTAAGAATGTTAAATGCTGCTTCTATTTGATAATCACGGGGCGTTATTTCTGATTTCTCAAAGAACTTTAAAGCCCACTCTGTAAACTCTTCCTGGTTTATTTTAGTGTCAAACAGGACAGTTATACCATTTAATTTAAGTTCATATCCGTATTCTTTGCATATTGACATGACTTCTCTCCATAGCCCAGATGGAATCCACTTGTCATCTTTTATATATGATATGTAACCGTCCCACAATCCTTTCTTAACTAATGGATTAAATCTCCACGATTCAATTCTCTTGTTAAGAGAGATATTAAGTTGTTCAAGCTCCATTTCAGTTGCATCATCAATACGAAGCAACTGTCTATTTTCTGTTAAACTAAGTTCCACATTTAATGGGACTTTTTATTTTTAGTTACAGGTCTTTAAGTGCTAACCTGTTTCTAATGGCAAATCCCATGTTATCTAGGGTTTTTACCGATTCTTTCATGAAATCTAATTGATTTTCTAAAAGAGATAATTTTGTATGTTCTTGTACTAGATCGTTTTCAATAAAACGCTCTTTTTGTTTTTCTCCAAGTTTATAGTCATATTCAAAATATCTAATATATGCCTCTCTCCACCTGGAATTTATGTTATTCTTTTGTTCTTTAACCTTAGTATTTAGGTATGCTATTTGTTCTACCATAGTTTGTCTAGAGGATAATACTCCTGATATGGTTTCTTCCATTGCATTTATATTTCTTAAAGAACCTGCTAAGTCTTTAATATTTTTTGACCATCCAGCCCTCTGTGAACTCAACTTTTCGTCGAGTGCTAATATCTTTTCTTTACTCATTTAAAATAATGATTTTTTGTTAGGATCTGGTTTTATGTGAACAGATGTTGTTTGTCTTTTCTTAAATTTAGGCTTACTAAACTCCATATCTGGTGTTTCTGGTTCATCAGGAATTTCTACTGAATCAAAGTCTATCAGTAGTCTATGACCTTTAAATCGGTCTTTGTCATTATAAAAATCGTCTAGGTTTTCTTCAACCATAAATGTTAGTTCTTCTAAATGTACCATAAATCTAATTGACTTGATGTAAAATAGTTATTGATTTTTTTAAAAGCATCTGACTTTAATTCAAAACATTTAATCATCAAATCATTAAGATCTTTGATATTATATGTATCTAAATTATTATCTTTTAGAAATTTTGACCACATAAATACAGGTCTGCCCTTCTTAAGCTTCTCTATCATTTTCTTTTTACCTGTATCATCATTGTCAAACATATATCTAACGGTTTCTATTTCATCGAATTCTTCAGTAGATCTTCCAGCAGTTGCCAATGCCAACGAGTTTGTCATAAATTTAGCATCGAGCGGTCCTTCAAATAAAGTTACTGGCCTTTGAAAAGAAACTCTCATGATTCCAAATAGTGTAGAAATCTTTGCCAATTGATTTGATTCTGCTTCTTCAATTTGTAATGGTTGGCCCATTTCCTCATAAAGCTTAGGTAAATCATATGAAAGGTATCTTTGACCATATCCTTTCATTCTTCTAGTTTGTGCACCTATAATTTTATTATCTGTACTTAAATTTAGAATCCATAATCTATGTTCTTTGGCAGAATATAGGAACTCATCTAGTTTTTTATGTAGTAATCTGTCTTTAAGTTGAAACCATATCCATTCTCCAGGTTCAATAGACTTTGCCTTAAATTTAGATTTAAACAAATCAATGTCTATTGCATGTTTTTGTATATCTTCAAATAGAGTAGGCTTAAGAACATTATCTGAGCGTACTTGTAATTTGTTTTGTTGAATGTAATCTATTACTGCAAATGAATCACCAGCTTTACCAAGTCTAATATCATGATCCTTTAAAAATGTATGAAGATTTGTGTGGTGACCGCAGTTATAACAATGATATTGCAAGGTGTCCCAAAATACGTTACCACGTTTTGCGGTATCATCTTTATGGGAATCACCACAATAAGGGCATGCAAGGGTTATTCGCCCATGCATGCTCTTTAGTGATTGCTTATTTGGATTAGAATGTTGCTGAGTAGTTACTTGTATAAGTGCATACTCTATTCTTTCCTTTAGCTCTTGTGTTAGTTCTATGTTATTATTAGATGTCGAGGTCATTCAAGAAAGAATCAAGATCGTCATCTGTACTAACTGCTGCAGTTTCTTTTGATTCTGTCTTTACAGGAGCCTCTGCTTCAACTACCGTTGTTGCACTTGTAGTGGCTTTCTTTGGTGTAGATGTTGAACTACTTGTCATCGCTGAGATAGAATCTCCAGGATTTAAGTACATTCTTAATACATCATTTACAAAAGATCTAGTATCTTCGTCCCATGCTTTGTAATCATAGTTTACAAGAGATGGTGCGTTTTCTAACTCAGTTTTGATTGCAGTCATTGTCTCTTTATTTCTTTCTGCTGGAGTATCGCCCATTAAAATTGCAGAAGTACTAGCTGAGAATTTAGACTTATCATAATTATTATATTCACCTTGGCGAGTAATGATCAACTCAAAGTTCTTACCTTCGAATAAGTCAAACACCTGTGTTGGTTCACCGAAATCTGGTTTCAATTCAGCATCGATTTTTTCTTTAATCTTGTAACCGAATTTAAATACTTTATAAGTACCTTCTAATTCTGGGTTTTGTGGATCTTTTACAATCTTAATTAAAGAATAATACTGCTGACGTCTCTTTAATTTCTCTGATGACTTGCGATCTACTGCTGAATCTGATTTTCTCAGTTTCCAGAATACATCTGCGATTGGGCATTTTTCACCTATTGAAGATGGTGAATCTACCAATTTACCGTCACCACTAGAATTAGTTAACCAGTGTACGTATTTTTGAATTAGAGAATTTCTTGGATTCTCTGGATTTGGAACGAAGCGGATTAGCGCTTTATAAGTTCCGTCTTTGCCGTCATCGGCTGTTGGTTTGTAAACTTCGTTTACTGTTGTTCTTTCGGGCTGATGCGTTTCTACGTCTTCTACGCCCAAGTTAAAAATGTCAAATGATTCGCTCATAATACCTTTAAATTGTTTAATTGTTTAATACTTGAAATTACTTTAATGTTCTTTCGTTACCTTATAATGCATAATAATAAATAGTTTCAACTAACTGTTAAGATTGCTCCTGAAGGTTCCTTCCATCTATTTTCCTCTAACTTAATCAGTCCTGACTTGTGAAGTAACTCTGACGCTTCCTTTTCAGTAAGCTGGTTCGCTATCACCATTTTTTCGAGGATCTTAATTAGACGAAGGTATTCAATAGTAATCAACATATAAATTAATACTTTAATTATTATACTTATTATATATCTTAGTTCCTAATTGTTTCATGGAAAGACTTATTAAAAATAAATAATAAAAAAATGAAACAGTTTCTCGCAACTAGCATATAACAAATGTTATCTAAGTCTGGAGGAAAGATTAGGTGGAGGGGTTTGAAACGTATGTAACCAAGAAATACGCATCTACTAGGTCGTCCAACGGCTTCGGGATCTTTTTCCCAATTTCAAGATCTTTGATCATAGAATGTAAGGGGCTTCGAGCTAAGATTGGGTCATCGTTCACATTTTGCTGATATGCCTCAAACAACTGAAGCTTGTTCATGTTACCCTTGCCAGCAAACTTTTTAATTGTAGTAGGAGCAACAGTCAATATGTCTTTAACGTGAAGCTGAGAAATCATTTGTTCTTTAAGAATAGCGGCACCCGCAGCCATGTCAATTATATTATTAGTTCCCATTTTAGAACCATAAGAAGTTCCTTCGAATGCGATAATATAATCATTCTTAGTTTTAGTAATTCCTAAAATAATATTAATAATTTGGTCAGCAGTAGCCATATATCTTCTAACCTTAGCTAGCTCATTTTTAGAGTAATCACCAAATGTGGTTTTCCAGTCTTGCTGATATACTAAAGTAACATCGCTTAGTAGACTAATGTCTTCTTGAAGCTTTTGTTCTTTCTTAGTACCTAAACCTGGTTTAACGTAACTTATATAATGATGTGTGTTGGATTCTGTATTAAAAATACAAATACCTGGAGAATTTAAAGAAAAATCTACTGAAACGTAATTCATTTAGAATCTTTTACCAAGACTAGCACCTAATGCAGCACCTACAAGTCTTGAGGTTAATAAATCAAATAATATACCCTTTTGAATACCTAATACTCTAGCTAATAATTTACCAACTGATTTTCCTAGAGCAAATCCAGTTAAACCACCTATAATAGAACCTAGAAGACCTTCGTTAGTTATTTCTTCATTTAACTTGTCTAAGTCATATGTACCATCTTCGTTTTGGTAAGTTTTACAAAATTCCTCTATTGCTGCATCTATTTTAGATTCTAATTCAGGAGTCCACTCAGACTGTAAGTTTTCTTTAAGAACTTCCATGTCGTTTTCAGTAATCTTTTCCTCTACTAAGTATTTATTAAATGTTTTCATATTGTATATATCTTTGATTATTAAACTTAGTGTTTATTAATAAATTGTTCAAATAACAGTAAGTGGCTTAATACTTTTTTAGATTCTTGGATTGCATTATCTTCATTAGAGTAAAATTTATATCCTTTGCCCTCAACAAATCCATCTTTATTAAATTTAACATAGCTTCCACCACTTATAGGCTTCTTAAAGTAAGCTGAACATCTAGTGTTTAAATTTAATAATTGTTTTTTAGCTTTATTCTCAGACATACTCTCGCAGAAAATTCTAGCGCTGTGAAAACCACTAGCTACACGAAAACCTGAAGAAACATCTGCATGAATACTTTGTTCTATGAACTTGTAATTTTTACTTTCAGCATCCTTAAAAGCGTTAGCTTCTTCTTCAGATTCAAATACAGCAGCCATCCACTCTTCTGCTTTATCGAAACGATCACCTTTTTCTGGGTTAGATCCCCATACTGTGTAAATTTTTTGTTTTGCCATGATGTTATCTATTATTTATTATGATCCTGAAAAATCCTTAAATGGTAAATCAGTTCCATGTTTTTTATTAAATTCTTTATATGCTTTCTTTTTGTCCGAAGATTGTAATGTTTTATACATTTCTCTTAATCTTTCAGCATGTGCCGACCCACTTTTGTAGGATCTATTATCATCTGCATATTGATAGTGTTTATCAAACGACTTCATTGAAGCTAAATATTGATCTAATGGCGATACAAACTTTTTTAAGAATGTCTGTTGAATATCATATGCAGTTGACTTCTTCTTATTTAAGTATAATTCATATTGTCCTCTCCAATTAGTTCTTTTGTAAGCATGTAATATATCTGTACCCTCAGAATGCTTGATAGTTATTTCCCACTTTATTCCTTTATCATTAGATTCGTCTTTGTATTCAACATCATCTAAATTATCTGAAATACCAGCATATGTAAGTAAATTTACAATAGTCATTCTAAGGTCTTCTTCAATTTCAGAAGGTGTTCCCCATCTTCCTTTTTCAAAATCCTTATAAGAATAATAACTTTCTAATGTAAGTAAATGTTTCATATTGTATATATATTATTCTACTTCTAATCTTAGTTTTAATTGATTGTAATAGAAGTTTATTTCAAATGTACTAAATTCAGAAATATTATCTGAGAAATTTAAATTTAATTCATTAATAGAATTCATAATAGGTTTAGCAAATTGCATATATGCAACTGAAGCTCCCTCAGAATCTAATATTCTTAAAGTTAAAGGTTCAGTATATGGTTCAGTAGTTGATCTTGCGTAATAATATAATAATGTGTCCATCATTATCCAATAATTTATAAAACCATCTAACAATTGCATAGTTACCGTAAATTGTCTTTCTATTGTATTTTGAATAGGAACAGCACCTCTTTGATATCTTATAGATCCATCATTATCAGCTTGTGATATAGGATCAAATGAAACTCCAGGAATATTAACTCCTTGTATAGAATAGTTAACAAAATCTATAGGCTCTGCTAAAACTGAGCCAGGTACTTTTGTTAAATATTTTTTATATTTTTCTGCTACCTCTTTGGGTATAAAATTTCTAGGAAATTTAAAATCAAATGTATTATTTCTACTATTTAAAATCATGTTATACTAATATAAATTTACCTGATGTTATATATGTCTGTTCAGTGCCATTATCTACGCTTATATAGAACATATTATTATTCATATTTCTAATTGCTTTAGCATTAGCTTCATTTATTTTAAATAATACTTCTCCTTCGCCCATGTCTATATCTTTATTAGATATGTGGTTAAACGTTAATTTATTAGTTCCATCACCAAAAGATAGTACCAATCTTTCAGCGTTTTCAAAAGAAATAAATTGAATGTCATCTCCTAATTTTTTAGAAATAACAAATTTAAAGTAACATGCAAATGGAGGGATGCTAATTCTAATGTCGCCTTCTTTCATAAATTCAGAAGTTTCAATTTCTTCAACATCTTTGATCATTTGATTTTCACCTTCGCCCTCTAATTTAACTTTAGCAGATGTTGTAATTATATTGTGCCTTTCAATAAATGCAGGCACAACTTTTACAGATCTAGGTAAATTATCAGTAATTAAACTTTTGATTATTTTATTACCTGATAAATTAGGTAATATATTGTAGACCTCTGTCATTACATTAGGACTGTTGATCTTAAGAGCAGAAAGTTTCTTTCCATATTTGCCGGCTTGATTAAGAATCATACTAGCTTTCTTTACAATTTGAGTATTATCAGTTTGATTATAAATTCTCATTGTAACTTCTATAGAAAAGTTTACAGCAGTTGCAGCATTTTTAATAATAGGTCTAAACAGTATAGGATCATTAAAATCTTCATATTGTGTAAACGTCAATTCATTAGTCTTTACATACGATGTTCCAATTTGTTCAAATACATCGACATCAAATATAACAACTATATCATCTGATGATGTACTGATTCTATTTAAAACATATGCTTCAAATGCGCCTATTGAATTATCTCTTTCTCCATATATTTTAAAGTAATCACCGTCTTCTGCATCTTCAATTACAACGGTAAAATCTTGATATTCATCTTCTCTGGAAACGGTAAATTTATTTTCTTCAGCTGTATAAAAATAATCAAATCCATTTCCTACTTCTAGTTTATCTATAAGTTTAAAACTTACTCCGTAATTACTAGCAGGATCTAAATTACTTGAACCTACTGTTCCATCTCCATAGAATCTATCAGTAAACTCAGCGTTTTGACCAATTATTGATGGTACTTTAATTTCAATAAACTTACTCCAAAGCGTTTCTCCTAATACGAATGGTCTAGGATTAGCATATTCATAATTACTAGTATTAAGATAAACTAATTGAGTTAAATAATTTTTAATACCATTATCTCTGTCAGTTGTAATTTCAAATAAGAAACCTTCGTAATTTCTTGCAGAAAAGCTATATCCACTTTTTAAGTGAAGTCTAACAGAATCATATTGAATATAATTTATATTTTGTGTTGCTTCTACTTGATAATTAATTAAATCAGCTTCATTACCTCCAGTCCAACCTGCGTTATTATTTATGTAATTAAACATTTCATAATAACCTGTAGAATCGTATCCTAACAATGCATATCTTGATTCATCATTAGGTACTTTTATACCATGGTATCTACCTATAATTTGATTAATATCATTTCCGGTAACTTCATCTGGTGTAGAAAATAAAGGATTAGCTCTCGTATCTACTATTATTTTACCTCCTATAAAATTAGGATATGTATACTCTATTGTACCGTTTTGATTAGGTGAGAAAACTCCTATTTTAGTAGCATCAGAATACGAATATATTCCTGCGCTTCCAGTGATAAAGAATAATTCTGGATTATCTAATAAAGATAAGTCAAATTTATATGTTTTACCGTTTTGTAATAATAATGTTCTAGCAGCAAAGTTTTCTATAGACACGTATCCGCCATTTGTAGTAACGTCAAAATTTACAACATCACTACCCAATTCATTTATTAAATGTCTACTAGCTCCTGTAACATTTTTTACAGTATCTAAGAATTTTACTTCACTACCGTTATCGTCTACTTCAATTTTAGTAGAGTCTGGATTGCTTTGATCGTGATATATGAATTCTAATAAAACGTCTTCGTCTATCCTGAAATATCTTGATGATTTTGCCATATTGTTTTAGAATCTCAAAAATTTAGGTGACCAATACACTCCTAAACCAATAGAAGGACCAGTACTAATTATTTGATTATTATTTAAGTTTATTCCATAACCAACTCCAATTCCAATAGACCACCCTGATTTTTTTTCAAGTTTTCTATTTAAACGAGTGTTGATTAAGTTTATGTTTTCAATGTCTTTAATTTCTATGCCAGGATAACTAGTACTTAATTTTAATTTATCTGCACCGTCTACGTTTTCTATCGCAGCAAACAAACTCAATGTTTGTTTTAATTCAAATTTACTATCTAAAACTCTAAATTGACCGAAATCATATTTTAATGTAGAAGTTCCAAATAGAGATCTACTGTTACCACTTCCATAATCTTTAAATGATTCATACTTAACTTCAGCAGTAGTTGAATCTATTTGAGTTACGCTTGCGTTTGCTAGTAAACTATCTTTAATTTCTAATTCAGCAGATATCAAGGAATTAACATCTGATAAATCATCATTTAAGTCTAGCGCTTTTTTATACTTATTAGTCATCTTAATAAGTTTATTATCTTTAATTGATAAATCAACTTTGTAAGATCTTATTTGTGCCAATTGATCACCGTTAGTATTTTTTAAAACCGTAACAGAATCTTGGGAAGCTAACAAATTATTTAAAGAAATACTAGCGTCTTCTTGCGCATATTTAACATCTTGTTTCAAAGAGGCCACTTGGTTACATTGTCTTAAAAATAACAACACAAAAAGAGCACCCAGTACAAATGTTAGGGTGTTCTTATTGCCAAATATTTTCTTAATTATTTCCATATAAATTTAGTCTTTCTTATCTAATGATTTGTTCTGATACTGACATACTAGGTGTTGGGGATGGTGTCGGTGTTGGCATGCCTACAAATTTAGAACTTGATGGGCTTTGCATAATCGTCTGCGTCGGTGTTGGGGTCGGCGTTGGTTGGTCATCGCAACTTCCAATAGACATAATTTCTCCGTCTTGAATGGCAAACTTTTGACCTATATTAGCAGTTGCACTACCTGTTGCGGTTGTAACTACACGAATATACTGACCGTCTGCAATTCCACTAATCGTATCACCAACTTCAAATGGACCATTATCTACATAAGTATATGTGCCTGTGGTTGGTGTATCACATGCCGTCTGACCAGTAGCACCAAAGGAAATAGTATTCTCACAACTTCCAATAGACATAATTTCTTCGTCTTGAATAGCAAACTTTTGACCTATATTAGCAGTTGCACTACCTGTTGCAGCTGTAACTACACGAATATACTGACCGTCTCCAATTCCGTTAACCGAATCACCAACTTCGAATGCACCATTATCTACATAAGTATATGTATCGGTGGTTGGTGTATCACATCCAATCATATTGTGTGCTCCAAATGAAATTGTCGTAGCTGTAGTAGGAGTAGGAGTTGGTGTTACATTAACCCCATCACTACCTGCCTGATTTACAGTAATTTGAGCAGTTGTTGAACCATCACCATGTCGCACCGTTAATATTTGGGCCCTAGATGCATTAGTATTGTTTTCTTCTACTGTAATTTCCCATTCATCAGAACTACCTACTTGTGAAATTGAAATCCATGGAGTTTCTTCAACTCCTTCCCAAGTATAGCTACTACCGCTTGGAACTACTGTTATAGTTCTAGTGTATTTATTATTTAACTGTAAATCTGCCATTTTATGTTATTTTTATTTCTTATTTATTTTATTTTAACCATTCTCACCTTTTCCACCGGAATAACCTTCTACCAAGCTTCCTGTTAATGTAACTGTTGCATTAATATCATGAGGATTTTGTATTATTAAATCATCTAAGTTTTTGCCGACCGGAAATTCTGCACCTGGTGATATGCTTTGAATTGTCATTCCACCGTATGTTATTCCACCTGTCCATGTACCGTGAACAAATGAGACACTAATATCATTATCCTTAGCTAAGACTATTGGTAAGTCTTCGTTTACACTTCCACCGCTATGATTATACGTAAGCGATACAGAGTCTGAACCTGGACCTCCAGCAAAATCATCTAAGGAATACTCTGTAACTATATTACCAGTACCATTCTCTTTGATAACAATTGTTCCTGTCTCTTCAAGCGTTGGTGTTGGAGTAGGTGTTGGTGTAGGCGTATTTTCACCATACGGCGAACCATCTTGATTTGCATTTATATCCCCGCCGCTTATGACAACACTATTATTATTTACCGGTGAACCATCTTGATTTGCATTTATATCCCCGCCGTTTATAATAATACTATTAGGTACCGCACTTCCACATTCAGTACATAGTTCTTTCCATTCATTAGAAGAAAAATAACCTTCAAATTTATTATTAGAAGAATTATATCTTATCATACCTGCTACTGGTGATATAGGATCTGTTGAGTTATTAAGTCTAACATATCCTTTAAATTCTGAGTTTGCATCAACATCTAATTTACCAGTACCTAAAGTTTCTAATTTAATATCACTAGTACCACCTGATTGTAATTTCACTCCATTTGTACCTACTATAGCAATTTCATTTTGTGCCGCTATTTCTACATCATCTACGCTTATCGCAAATTTAATATTTGTTGCACCAAATGCGTTTTGTATTGCAAATCTAGTTATTTGAGAGGCTGAATTATATGTACTAGTTAATACTATTTTTTGATCACTAACATCATCTATTAATGTAACATAGTTATCAAATGCGTTAGAATCTTTTTTAATATTTAACTTAGCATTAAGTCCACTATCAATACCAAACGAAGACGTACTTTCGTCAAATAAATCATCACCTAAATATATGACGGGTGTATATTGTAAACCTAATCTTTTTGGTTTTAAAATTTTAAAGTCAGTGTTGCCACTAGGATCAATACTAAACCAAGGTGTATTAGTAGTACCAATCTCTCCTTTAAGACCCTGAATACCCTGATCGCCCTTGATTCCTTTTTCTCCAGTTAAACCTGAATTTCCTAATTGTCCTTTTTGGCCTTTTTGGCCTCTTGGTCCTCCCCCGTTAGCAAGAATCTGATCAAAGTTGTAGTTGATTTTCTCAAACTTAATAGAATCAGAATCACTCGGGTGTAGTATTTCTCTAATATTGATTGCCATTTTATGACTTTATTTTTATCATAGGTTTTATATCATAAGAGTAGCCTAATCTTTTATTATATATCAACCTAAAATTCATTGGCTTTTGAATGTGATTTCTATATGCAAAATTATTATTATCTGGAGTAAATCCATCTGCATCTAATTGATCTACAGTAACTGCATTAATAATCTTAGATCCTTTGCCCTTAAATTGTTTTGTGTATAATTGAACTGAATCAAGTATATATGTTTTTATTAAATTATTCTCAGCATACATAAGTGCATCGTCATTTAATGTTTCTTTATTTCCAGCTGAATTAGCGGGTAAAACATATTTAGATATGCTATCTAATACACCTTCTTTTGCAAGTTTAGTAATTAGTGTATCACTTATGTAAAAGTCTATAATAATGTAATTTTTATTTTCAAATAATACGGTATCACTTGAATTATCACCGTTTCTTAATATGTCATCTAACTCTTCTTCCGAAGAAACATAAGATGTATTAAAATCTAAAAGATTATAGGAATACTTAGGTTTCATTACAGTAGAGGACATATATGATCTTTCTTCATGTGTGTCTAAAGTTCCGGGTACGTTTGTCGAATTTCCACCGGCAAGAGACCTTGTATAATAATCAGAATCCCATGAAGATCTAAATACGTTTACGTCTTTTTTATCTATTGCTATTTCTCCAATTAAAGGATAAAGTGGTAATTTATCACTTGTTGCAGAAAGTTTAGTTACACCTCCTGGATTTATTTCATTTACTTTATGATAGAAATGATTTTTTATTAATCCCCAATTTGAATCGTGATTACCAGTATCACTAATATAACCTAAGTTAAATACTATTCCACATTTATTATATTTCTTATAGTAAGCAGCTGCTCTGTTAAATTCAGTTATATCTGTTAACGAATGTTTATACAATGATTGTTCAAATAATAATTCGTTATCGTTAGATGTTAAATGTAATCTATTAACTTTAAAATGAGAATACGCATCAGTAAATGTCACAACAGGTTTCATATCTACTGTATATTTACCGTTTTGTCTTATTAAGAATGGGTAATACTCTTGTTCTTTTATTAGATTATATCCAATATTACCCTTAAATAATTTAAAACTCTTGGGTTTATCGGTGTCTTCTTCTATATTCAGGTCAGATCTGGTTATTATTTCAGTACCATCGCTGAAGTTTATTACAAATTGATTATTTAAAATTGTTCCGTCACTTTCTATAGTAGTATATGTAACATCATTATTATTTAAATTAACTAGATCAGCAACTGATTTAGCTGTTAAATTTTCTAATATAACTCTATGTGCGTTTGCACCTCCACCAACATATGAATATGAAGCGTTCTTTTGAATAGAATTAGGTAAAAATTCAATGTTGAGTATATCTCCATTGTCATTAACAGGTTTTCCTGTGATTTTTATAGAATTATCAGATTCAACACCCGCTACACTAACTTTATAAATAGAATTAGTATCGTCATTTGGAAATAAGTCTATGTAAATATCACCATATAATCCATCATCACCTAAAGTTATCTGAGAATCAAATTTAGGTAAACTTCCGTTAAGATGTGGAATACCCGGAATAGTATATGGTCCTTCTTCTGCCCAGTTTACAGATGTACTATTAAATTGTAATGCTCCGTTAAACTTAGTATCTGCGTATGTAAAATCATTTTGATTAGAATCAAAAACTATTTTATGATTTAATTCATACAATAATTTTCTATTCATGTTTCCATCAATCCAATAATCACCTAAGTTTAAAGTAATATACATAATAACAAACTTGAATTCTTTGTTTTGAATTACTTCATACTCTATACTATTAGTTTCAACATTATCATTTACTTTAAGTAAAATACTAAATTTGTAACCGTTAAATTCACTACTATTTACAAATTCACTAGCAGTACTATTTACAAATTCTTTTCTATTTTTAAAATCAACCTTAATCCCTTTAAATATAGTACTAGCAAAAGATACATTATTTCCACCTTCGATTAGTGTATATTTTTTAAGAATGTTAGTTTTAATAAATGAAGTTATTTCACCTTCTAATGAATTAAGTTCTGTGTCGTTTTCATTTATGTCGCTATATATAGATACTAAATCTTCACTAGTCAATGTTTTTTCAAAACCATCACTGATCATGAATTTATCAAAATAATTGTTAGTAGTGCTTTTAAATAAATTAGCGCTTAAATCAAAACCTTCTATAAAATTAACATAACTAAATGTGTCATTAAGTTGATTATATTTTAAATATTTTGGTGGCTTCTCTAAATAAAACCACTCATGTGTCATAGACTCTCGACTTCTTTCAGATACTGTTAAATCCGGGGAGAAATTAGTTCTACCAAATGCTTCGTTAACATTTAAATAATATGGCTGTTCCCTAACTGTTACAGTATCCTTAAGTACCCACTTATTAATATTAGGTACTATTCTAGAATTAGTTGCATATTTTTTTAAATTGTTCTCTTTAAGTCTGTCATACTCTGAAGTTAATTGTTCGTCTTCTTCTTCATCAACAGATTCCTCTGTTAATATTTTAGATAAATTAGAAAAATAATTTATTGGGTTTAGTTCGAAATCTTCACTAAAGATATCTCTAGCACTTAATATGGTCGTTTCTATACCGGTTGCCTCATCAATATTGTTAATAGCATTTATATATGGTTCATACTCTATCTCTTCTTGAGTTTCGTATGCCAATTCTTTTAATTCAGAGTTATCAGTATCATAGAAATCAAAATTCATATCGTAGATATTATATGCAGAAAATAAACCTAATCTAATTTCATTTTCGTAAAATATTTTAGTATCGCCTGAACTTAAATCGTTTTTGTCTTCTAAAATAACCTTCGAATATATGTTATCAGACGTTCTAATATCTTCAACTATGTCTATAACTTTATTGTATACACCTTTATATCTGGTTTCTATATAATCATTAATGTTTATTTCACTTACGGTTTCGTTATTTACAAAAACTGATTTTTCTGGCGCATTTCCACCTGATAAATAATATGCATTAAATTTTTGTAAAATAGCTTGACCGCTTAGGAATTGAAAATTCTGTCTTAGATTAAGCTTATTTAAGCTATCTAGATTTTCTAATAAAACAAAATCGTTTACATTGGTCTTACCTAATAAAACACAAGATTGCATTAACTGATAACCAGATACATTACTAATAATATACACGTTAGCTCCTACGTTAATAGAAGTAAACTCTGTTTCGTTTGCGTTTATACAAGAAGATAAAGCAACTGCAATATCAGTAGATGTACCTAGATTAGAATATCTTAAACCTTTAAATGATTTAGCTTCTAACTGGGACTCAGCATAATAAGTGTGCTTTTCTAAACCTACATTAGTTTGAATAGAATCATTTCTAATAATACAATCACCTTGTGATGTAATTCTTAAATTAAAGTCTCCTAAGTTAGCTCTCTTTTCAGTTAAGAATATTGACTTATCGTCAAATGTAATATCATATATTTCTTTAAATAAAGGTAAGTCCTCATCTGTTTCAGTTTCAACGCGTGTTTTAATAGCGGCTATTGTGTCAGTTATTGTACTTTGACTATTTACAGAAAACGTTAAAGTATTCTGAAAGTCAGAAGGATCATCTATTTCAAACCTAATAGTCTGGTTTGCTACATGTTTAATGAATGTAAACCTATTAGCTTCCTCCTTAATATAAGTAATTCCTAATGAATCATTAGTATACGGAGTATCAATTATACTCAACTTAATAAAGTCATAACCATGATCATCATTAGACACTAGATCAACTGATCTATTAGTGCTTTGAATACCTAAATGTTCTTGAATTTTATTACTACCGTCCTCTACTGCAACCTTCCATTGATTAGCATCGTAATATGTGTTACTAGAAATATTAAAGAATTTATTACCAGCCGAAACATATCCTAACATCGGCATATTACTAATTTGATTGTATGATGGTATAGCAGTTTCAGGTACATTAGCATCTACTGTAGAATTTAATTCCTTAAATGTGTATACCTTACCATCTACCGAAACAACTCTACCATATCCCGATTCTATATCATCAACATATATACCGAAATACCTATTAATGCTATATTCAGTAGCCGAGTCATCGTTAAATAAAAATTCTAAGTTGATTAAATTTGCGGAAGCAATTTCATTTCTTTTAAACGAATCTGTAATAAAATCGTTAGCTTCTATCAATGGTTTATCTGTTAATGAATAACTCTTATACAAATACTCTGCTTTACGTGTAAACCCACCTTTAATAAGATCTATTCCATTAAAACTAGATTTTGCAGATTTTTCAAAATTAATAGTTAACGGAGATGATGGGAATGTTTCGTCTTGAATATGATTCCTTAAATAGTTACCTATATTAGAATCTCTTGTTAAATCAAACGTTTCTATTATTTCAGAATTCTTTAATATACTTTTTATTCTGTTAAAATTATCAGCAGCATTGTTTCCTAGATTTAGAGATCCTACTGGATCATTTACTCTGTAAATTACAAAGTTTTTAGGAATATTTGTATCTAACCAAATAGGTGCAAAAATCCTAAAGTCTTCACTATGTAATTTTGATGCATTGTAATTAGTCCCATACTGGTATGTCTCTTCTAGTTGCTTCTCATAAGAATCTAAAACAGTAATATCTGAATAGTCTCTTTTTGTAGTAAACATAAGATCATTAGGAGTCATATTTACATTATAGAAATTAGCAACATCGTATGAATATTTTCCATCCTTGTTTATTGGGAATTTCTTGTATTCTATTGCAGCTAATTCTTTTGTAGCACTTATGCTTTCCAAGTATAATTTATCTTCAGAATTTACAACTAATTTTACATTGGTTGTAAGTTTAGGGTTGGTTCTTAACAATGGCTTAGAAACATTATCTAATTTATAATTTGTTTCTAAATCAAAATTAGGACCTAATGCATCTAGCGCAGCATCATTAACTACTGGAAAGGTATAACTATCTTTTATATTTAATTCATTCCTACAATCAAAACATGTAGAATAAATGTTTACTGTGTTTTCACTACCAAATCCTAAATTTACAGGATTTGTAGTAACTATTTTAATATCATTAATTGCTCCGTAGCCATGATCACTAAGCTTATTAGCTGCATTGTTTATATCCTCTGCATATATTGTATTTACATAAGAGACACACTTAAATCCATTTGGTTGAAAAACAATATCTGTTGAATAGTCTGCTGTTGATGAATCTCGCCATGTATTTATAAAATCGTTAAGATAGCTTTGGCCTACTTGTACTGTTACATTTTCATCCAATACTACATCAACGCCCGCGTCTACTACATATAATTTCCAATAATATGACTCAGTGCCTAATCTATTATCTTGATCCTCGTATGCTTCACATCCATAGAATGCGTAATACACATTGGTATCGTTTATACCTCTATCACCCTCTATTTCTCCTGGTAAATTAGTAAGATTAATATTAGGTGCCTTTATAATGTTACAATTTTGTGTAAAAATTTGAGTAGATCCATTTGATTTTATAAATTGATTTTGACTATTAAAGCCAAACCAACTAAAATCAAATCCGTCACCCTCATTATTCCATACATATCCGCTACCATCAAGGTTATTAGAATACACTCCGCTTTGAGCTAAACCTTCTATTGTATTTTCAGAAGCTGTAAGTTGGGAAGTGTAAACAGGAATATTAAGATTTACTATAGTGTCGAAATCTTTAGTAGCTTCGCCTTCGGGTAAACTATACCAAAGACTTGTTGTTGTTGTTTTACCGTTACATAGTTCATCAATATTATCTGCATAATATATGTTACTTAATTCATATGTAGAATATACTATTTCAGGTGGACATGACCAACCTCCAGGGTTAGATACCCAATTGTTTTCAGTTCCTCTTTTATAATAAGTAGAAGTTTCAAACTCTGCTTGATATAAACCAGCTGGTATCTGCCCTTCTAAATCTTCATTAAATCCGTTTGAGTACTGGTTAGCCCAATAACTACTAACAAATAATATCGTATTATCGGCAACTAAGGTTTGTAAATCCTTAGCAGGATCAGAACTATCGTTAACACCATACGCAACTTTTACTTTTTCACCTCCAAAATTATTACAAATACTTGTTTCAGAACCAGAATATCTAACAAGTGTCTCTTTAAATTTGTCAGATTGTACAGAACATGATGATACAGATTCAACAATACCAGACGAATTTACAGATATTACTTGTTCTAATAAATTACCATTTCCTGTAAGTTGAGTAATTTTAAAATACTTAGAAACATTATTAGATATAAACAGATTACCTGTTTCATCTAAATAGATTTCATCACCTACTGCAATATCACTTATTTTTGTAGACTGAGTAACTCTAGCATATCCTATATTAATTGTCTCAGTTAAACATGCTTCATCTTCACTAGCAAAAAACCCTGTTTTATTAAATGCATAATATGTACCAGCTGAAATAGTTACATTAACAGTTTCTGAAGAACTAGCGCCTTCAGAGTCTGTTGCAGTTATTACAAAAGAATCAGGTGCTGTGTTACCGGCTGCAGTCAAATATGAAAAAGTATTTGTGCTAAAATCTATTGTTGCTGTACCAAATGTAGGCGCAGAAATACTATATGTAATATTTTGATTTTCTTGATCAGTCGCGCTAAACGGAAAAACTATCGGTTCAGTTGAGTTTAATTCAACTGATATGTTATACGGTGTGTTATTAAATGTAGGTGCAGTATTACTCGCGGCACTTACATTAATAGTAATAGTACCAGTTGCGGTTTGTCCTATGCTATCTTCTACTGTGTATGTAAATGTATCCTGTATAGCAGGTGATCCAAATGATATTTGAGGTGCAGTATATATTATTGCGCCAGTAGCTTGGTTAAACGTACTGAGCGTCCCATTAAATGTAGAACTTTCAGAAATACTCCATGTTAAATTACTATCGCTTGTGTTATCATCAATAACTAAGTTAAATAAATCAATCACTGTCGATATGCCTTGTGTAGCCGATATTGTGTTATCGTTAGCTGTTGGGGCAGAATCTCCGGCAATTGTTACCTGACATGTAATAGTACCATTGTTGTTATAACCAGATGGCACATTAACCACTACATCATATGTTTGCGTATTTGATCCTATAACTAATGGCGTAATACTGTTAAATGTACCACCGTTACTAATTTGTATATCATTGCTGTCTATAGTCGTACCAACTGCAAGTCCATTTAAATCATCTACGTTTACTGCAGCTAATGCACATGTAAAATCAGGTAAAGGAGTTGGTGTTGGTGTTGGTGTTGCGGTCGGAGTTGCAGTCGGTGTTGGCGTTGGAGCAGCTAATAAATTTAAAGTAATTGTTTGAGCTGAACTGCCTACTTGTTCCGGCGTAGCAATAATTACCAATTCTTCAGTTGGGTCTGCATCCGATACGATGTCAAATCCTAACTCACCTGTAAATTGTCTAGAATCTGCTCCTACACTAGATCCGACACTAAGTACAATGTCAGTTAATGAACTTATAGATATGTCATCTATAGTAGCTCCATTGTAAGTACCATCAATCTGTAAAGACACTGTGTTACCATTTAAACTGGTATCAGAGAATGCATCAACATATATTTTAACGGTATCACCTTCATTTGCGTTAGTGATCGCGTTTCCGTTGTCATCCTGAAATTCAATAGAGTATATTGGTGGACATGCACTAAATTTACCATCTGTGCCCGATGCTGTTACGCCCGTTGGTAGAATTTTAATAGCGCCATGTCTACTCGTACCTTCTATGCTTTGAACATAAAACCAATTACCACCAGCGTCTCCGCTAAATGTCCACTCAAGCGTATCATCTTCAGTATCGGCACCTGCAGATGTCGTAAATAATTGAACATTGTCATCTGTTAAAATATCATCAAGATCGTTACAGTATAAAGTTAACTGTGTACCACTTCTATCGTAAGAACATACATTAGAAGAATCTAAGTGTGATGTGCTAGTGTCAAATATGATTAATTGTTTTGCCATTCTACCGTGCTAATTGTTTTATTAATAGAGTACTAACTACTTTCTCTATTATATATCTAACACAATATGAGTAGCTTTTCCATATTATCTTATGGAATAACCCTTAAAGCTAAACATTCTTCTATCTTTCACTGGAGAAATAGAACTCGGCACATTTCTAACTAATTGTGCAGCTCTAATAGAATTTAAGTTTTTACCTTTAGCTGAGTACTTAGCAAATATTTCTAAGTCAAACATAAATTGATTATCAAATTTATCAAATATATCAAATCCCATTTTCTTAGTGTATGTTAAATTAGGGAAAGTTAATTTTGCTTGTCCTCCAATTCTACCTCTGTCAGATTCTGGGTCATTACCAAAGTAATCAGTCATTCTATATTGGAATACGACATCAACTGACAGTGCATTAGAATTATCTAGACCTGATTTATCTCTACCTTTAATGGCTCTTCTAGATTGTTTAGTTTCTCCATCAACAGAAAGTGATGATAAATTTATAGGAGACATAAATAAGAATGAACCACATGATCTACCACCTAATAAGAATTGATCATTAGAATCAAATGACATTTTTAAAGATCTATTAAGCGGAATAATAGTACTACTATTATTTTCAGTGTCTTGATATGCAAGCTGTTGTTTAGCTTTAATGTTGTTTACATTAATTAAACTAGAGCCAAATGCACCAACTGATCTAAATGATTTACCAGATACAAATGTTGCCGTAATAGGCATAGTGTTTGTAGCTTGATTTACAAGAGCTTGTAATGAATCTTTTTGCGAAGTATCTGAATATGCAATCTGATTTCCATCTTCATCTGTCATCCAATTACTATACAAGTTTTCTAATTCAGGATGGTCTTTGTGCATAAAAATACCAGTGTTGTAAGCTGCAGCACCTATTGTTCCTATAGAACAAACATCTATCATTTCAGCTTCAAATTCACCATTAATGTTTTGAACGCCTGCGTGTCTACCAAATGTTCCTGTCCAAATAAAATCATTAGATAATGCATTTCCGTTTGGAGTTATTAATTGAAGGTTTGAAGAATCTGGCGGCATAAACGAAGAATAACTCAACGTATACTCATAGTTAGTTAAACTAGGAGAAGCTCCACTAATCAAAGAATCTGTAATGTAATGTGGATTTTGATTTGCAACATCCATATATCTTGAATAAATAAATTGACCTCTTCTCTGTGCAGATTGATATGGCGCAGACAATAATAAATCATATGATCCAATTGCAGATGCAGATATGTTTTGATATTGAATAGGCGCTAAATCATATTTACCTTCAGATGTGTAATATGAGTCTGATGAAACTTTAGCATCAATTGCTGTATTTTCTTGATCATTAGATCCAACTCCAAATCCATTAGTATCTTCAATAGAACCCGCAGTAGAAGATCTGTATACTGGTTTATTTCTATCACCAGTTAATCTAGAAACTAATTCTAATTGTGTAGCTTTGGTATTTTCTAATAAAAGTTTAAATGTTTTAGTAACTATGTGTCCTTTTTTAACAGAAAGCTCAGCAACCTCATCAACATAATATCCAGCAAACACTTGGTTAACTGTGTTATTTTGAATAACTGTTACTGTACCATCTTCTGCTCTTAATGTAACCACTAATTCACCGACTTCAGCTTCTATACCTTCTTTAAGTGCAGCTATTTGAGATTCTAAAGCTATTAATTTATCAAATACTGAAATAGGTTTCTGTTCTGCTGACAAGAAGCCCGAAGCAATAGACGCTGCATTATGTGCATAGAATTTTTCATTTGCTATAAAACTTTCATCAACGTGTGTAAAAACACCCTTAGATGTTAACTCACTAGATATTTTAACAGCCGCAACTTCAGCTAAGTTTTTCTCGACTAATGCATCTAAATCGGTTGTATCAATTTCTGCTTCTGGGAAATCAATAGTTATTGGTTCCGACCAGTCAGAGTATATCGGATTTGCAGGATATCCAGCTTCAGATATAGATCTTACTCTTATTTCTACTAATTCGTTTTGATTAATAGCAATGTCCAATTGGTTAAAGTTAATTTCTTGAGCATCTTCTACTAGAGATTCTTTCCACTCAAACTTCATTGGTCTAAGCTTTTGTCCTGTTGCAAGCACAGGCTTTATTCTACCTCTAGATCTAGGTTTAGTTTTAATCTCGTTCCAATTTGAAAACACAGCGGTCTTCTCTCTAGTACCGTCAGTAAATGGTAATTGTGAAACTTCACTTGATTTACCATTAGTGGATAAGTATCTATATTGAATTGAGAATTGAACTACTTTTTGAGGAACCGTGTCTGCAACTTTCTTAGGAGCAGGAACAGCCCAAAAACCTCTTACTCTAAACTTAGGTGTAATGTTAGTTACGTTAGTACTAGATGCTAATGATTGAATCTGGTTTACTAAACTATTATAAAGTTTAGTTTCACTTGCTCTTTCTTCTATTAAAGAATTAAGTTCACTTTTATCTTTATCTCTTTGTACTTCAGATTCATATTTCTTAGTAGAAATTTCAGTTCTTTTCTTAGCAATAGTATCGTCAAGTTTCTTGATATTTTCTTCGACAGATGTTTTATCTGCAGAGAACTTCTTAATCTTATCAGATGCGTCATTCTTAGTCAGGTGTCTGTTAATTTGAACAACCTTAAAGTTTCTATTGTCCAGAGTTGGTGCGTCTGGTGTAACTCCCACCGTTGCTGGTGGAATAGCATCTTCTTTAAGAGCTTTTATGTATTGACCAAAATCAGCAACGTTTTCTTTATAGTAATCGTCTAATCTAATAAATGTTCCATCTTCTTGTAAAAATGTTAATTCGTTTGTATATAAACCAATACCGGGTGACCATTTTTCGGCCAACATATTAGAATCTGGGTCAATAGCTTTAATAAATACTAAAATTCTTTCATTAAATCCACAGTTAACTTGAACATTTAAGCCAGTGTTTGTATACTTGTATATAGAAAGTACATCAGTTCCTATTTTTAAAGCTTCGTAACCTTCTATAAGTTCTAACTCTAATTGTCTTGTAGAACCATCTATTTTTACAATCTTATATCTAGTATTTTTATTACCAGAATTAAGCATTAATTCATCACCTGTTTTAAGTAACTCAGTATCATTTAAATCTTTACCGTTATCGTTATATGTCAATTTATCGACAGTGATTAACTTAACTGATTTCTTCTTAGTAACACCTTCTACTATTACATCTTTCTTAAGAGTGTCAATTGAAGTTATATCAAATTTACCGCCATATTGACTATTTCTAAAAGGTAAATCTCTAACTTCTTCGTCTACTATGTATGCTAAATTGTTATTTACAACATCTCTAATTACAGTAAAATAATCTAAATTTTCAGATTTGTTATAATTACTTTTAAAATATTCTACTGTAGTTTCGTTAGTAGAATCAAAAATAATTCTTTTAATTAAAACCCTTTCTGTTTCTTCAGTAACTTGTCCTGATACATCAATCGTAGTAGTTAAAAGAGGGTTTAAAAAATCTTCAAAGAAATAATTACTTTTAGTAGAAAAACGTTCTGGTCTAATTACACTTGTAATATCATTAGCAGGCGTTTTTAATGCAGAAGTAATAATGCTTTGATAGCTTCCATCAGGTAATTTAATTTTGGTATTACCTTTACCTAATCCCGAAAGCGCCTTTAGATTTGTATCTAGTCTTTCTAACTCACGTTTCATATAACCAAATGCAGGTACATAAACTGTCTTAGTAGTACCTTCGGCAGTTAATATTTCTAATGGAACATCTTTTGTTTCAGTAGTAATTGCTTCGTTAATTCTTTCATAAATCTTTAAAGAATTAGCATTGATTTCAAGAAGCTTCTTGAGCGTGTTAGAAAGTGAGTTGTTAGTATTCATATTATCTTAAAATATCTGCTTCAAAGAGATAGGTTGTAGGATCTACACATACTATCTCAATATGTGGTTTATTTGTTAAAAGTTGACTAACTTCTATTTCTGCAATTAATTTATTAAATCTACGTGACTTGTCAGAATAAATTTTAATATTATTGCCTTGCATGTCGATTGTGTCAAACGCTATTTTAAGTGTTTGTCCAACCTTCCATGAAGAAGAACTGTCGTCAATGTATATATTCAGATCAGAATTAGGATCCGATGATAATAAGTTTTTTAAACTTAGTCTATTAGTATAATCCTCTAGCTTTGTCCATATTGCAAACCTATCAGCACCTTGTCCATCGACGCCTGCATCAAAAGGTGCATTCGTAGTTAATTTAGAAGCTAATGCTTCGGCTGCAATGTTGTACAACCAAGCTTCTCCTAAAGAATATCCATAAACTGTATTGTTAACTTTAATTTTATCTTTTATAGTTTTATCGACTTCAGTGCCTTTACCGTTAAATATAACATCTGTGTTATATTGTAATTCTACTGGCACAGTTCCGTCTATTAATCTATTGATTTTATCATGTGCTTTAGTAATAAGATCTAATAAAGATCTAGAATCCTGTAATTGTATTGAAGCATCTTCAAAATCAGATTCTACCGCAGAGATTCTAGAAATAAGATCATCACTATCATTAGAATTAAGTACTAATGATTCAATATCGTTTAATCTAGTTACAATGCTAGAATATCTTGTATTAGCTTCTAAAAGTAATTGTGTTGCATTTTCTAATGCAGTTGTAGTATCCATGAATAAATCCATAGAAAATGTTGTAAAATCATTAATAGAAGTTTCAACGCCTACGTTATCTAAGGAAGAATTAAATTTTAAGTTTAGCTTTAACGAATATGCATTACCATTAAGTCCGGTAACTTCATTCGGTTTATATTTAATTTGCTCATGTATCTTTGTGCCTGGCCCGAATGCATCTTTAATATCATCTAATATTAAAATACCATATAAGTTAGTAGCTCTATTGGCAGGTACAGATTCACTGTAAAGATCGTAATAAATTAATATTGCATTAAATCTAAAATCTTGTCCTTTTTTAGAATAATCTAATATAGACTGAGTATCTGGATCTTGTTTTATAGCAGCATAGCTACTTGCTTCAAACTCTATTTGAACCGAATTGGTTGCATTAGTTTGTATATCATAATACGGTCCACTACTAGGAGTATACGCATCAACTACAGAATCAATATTAATATTAGGATCTGGATGTGTTTGACCTGCTCTTCCTTTAATATAATCATCGGCATACATTTTAGTAGCTGTTGTGTTATAATTAGTAGGTCTAAATAATACTAGTGGTGTATAACCAACCGATGTCGGAACGTTAACATAAACTTCATGATATGTATTATCAGAATATGTTACATCATTCTCTGCGTCGATGCTACCTAAATATTTTACTAGCTTTTCGTAATTTGCTCCACCTAATATAGCGTTATCGTTTTCTGCATATAATCCATTAACACTTTCATTAGAATCAGTCGGTCTAAAATCTACTGCACCTAATTTAGACATCCATTTAAAGAATACTTTTTCTGCATCTGATTGTAAAATAATCGGATCATAGTCATCATCTCTTAAAAGAAGCTCTTCTAAGTTAAGCGCATAATTTTGAAAAGTTTGTGCGAAATCGACATTTGGCATCGATGCAACATAAGATTGACCTGATGCTTGTTTTAAGCCAAGTTCATAGTCAATAACATTAGAACCGTTTACTGATTGTGTAAAATCTGGTAAGTCAAGTAATGCGTACTTGCTAAATTCAAATTTTAGATCAGGATTATTAAAGGCCCTAGTTATGTCTCTCGCAGCCGATGCGAATGCATACATTGTGCCGCCTTGCGGCTGAGGTATTCTAACTAAAGGAGTCGCCATTTATTTTATTAATTTTGTTTATTAAACTATAGTTGCATTATGTGCACTAATTACGTACCACGTATTGCTAAAACATCTTAAAGTAATTGTTGAGTTAAGTCCATCTAATGCAATTGAAGTTGCACCAAATTCAACACCAGCTGCTTTCAAAAGCGTAACGCCTGCAGTTGCAATGATAGTAAACTCATGTCCGTCTGCTGCCACTGGCAATGTAAAATCAGCATCTACAAAATATGTTGATTTTTCAATTGTCGTTGGTGCAGAGACAGTTGTTGCAGTTGCAGCCGTACCAACAACACCGCTCTTAATCACTTTATCAGCGATTGTAATTGCGTTATTGAATGTAAAGTCTGTTCCTACTGTTCCACCATTTGAATTAACTTGGAATAATGTTAAGTTGTTTTGCAAAACTGTAATAGCTGAAGTACTAATATTACTTACTCCTTCTAAAACCGATGTTGTCGGATTTAAAAGAGCAGTTACACTAGCTAATTCATCGTTTAATAACTCAAAGTTATTATTAATAGTTGGTCTCGATGATGACACCGAGTCAGTTCCTAAGATTTCTGTAATGTTTGCCATTTTATTTATTTATTTTACTTTTAGCATATTGCGTTTTACAACGTTTTTGTTTCCATATGTGTCTTCCGCTTCAAGCTCAATGGAGTAGTATCCAGGTTGCTTGAATATGTAAGTCAACCACATATTATTATAGTATATATCAGTGATTTCTGGATTACTTATATTCTTAATAGTCCATTTAGCATTCTTTGCTCCAGGGAACCTAGAAATGTCAGTTGATATAGTTACGTGAGTAGATCTTTCTACTTCAGCGTAGTCTTTAAATATTTTAGTATCGTCCCATGTTGGATTATAATGTACTACGTGATTTTCACCACTAATGCTGGACGTGCTTCCTAAATTTGCACTAATTATTCTAACATCAGAAAAATCATAAGTATATGAATATTCTTCGCCCGTTGCTATAATAAATCTAAAGATATCACTTGCTAATGGATCAATGCCATCAACATCTTCTAGTACTGGATTAAAATTAAATTTATTTATAATAGGATCTGTACTATTATTTAATTCTTCAGCTATAGCATTCCATGCAAATATATCAGAAGTACTAGTTGGCGTTGGAGATGTTATTTCATGTGTACCTATAAACTCTTGATTAGTAATACGATCTTTATGAATTATTTTTAAAATATCTCCGTTTTCAATATCGTTAATTTTAAAAGACGATGTTAAATCAGAGCCAACTCTCATGGCATTCCACCATAGATGTTCAGCATCTTTATATCTAAATGTAGATTCGTCCCATTGATACGGTCCAGCATTTTCACTAAAACCTATTTCAGAATACACATCGACAAATCTTTGCACTGTTGAGAATCTAACGCCTTGATCATCTTCCCTGTGTACATAATTAGATCTATCTAAAGTTAAATACAAAGTAGCTATGTCATCTTCTATTTTAGTAGTATTGTCTTGAGGAAAATCCCAATACCCACCTGATTTTGACCAATCTAATTCCTTAGAATTCCAATCACATAATTCTTTCCACTTATAGATACCATATAATTCTAAATCTTTTAATCTAATATCAACTAAATTATCCATTCTAAAATGAGACCTATGTCCAAATAAATCGTAAGTTCTCATTTCTATAGAATATTGACCAACATACGGTAACGTTATAGGAAATACTAGGAAGTTATCAATTGGTCCTCTAAAGGTTTGATCATATCCATGTTCTTTATTAGTTATTATCCATTCTATTTCATATACCCATCTTTTCCACCAGTTTTCCCATGTTACTTTAAGATTTGAGTTAGCGTCAACTGCATCATCCCAAGTAAAATTAGCTTCATTCCAAATGTCATCAAATGTCAATGTACCGTCTAATGTTATGGGCGCACCTATAGGAATATTTTGGTTATAAGATTCTAAAGAATTGTCATAATATGTTTCGTAGAATTTACTGTATGCTTGCCTTAAATCTTCCCTTTCAGATTCATTTATAGAATCTTCATTTCCAAAAGTTAAGTTTAATAACGTGTTATAGTTAGAACTATCATCATTTTGATCTAAATGACTTTTAAGTACTACTGAAGTATCTTCAATAAAAATAGGTCTATTCTTAGGATGTACTTCAAATTTTATGTTGTGTCCTTCTGTAAAGAATCCTACATTGTTTTGTATATTCCAAACATTTAGATTTTTTTGTGCAAAGTAGTCTCCTTCTCCTGTTATATCAATGATTTTTGCATTTAATGGCAAGAAATCTTTTTGTAGTCTATTTTTAAGACCATATAATTTAATTAAAACTTCTTCTGGTGTAAAATCAAAAACTTCATCTACATTTGGGATATCCCATTGATCAAACGTTCCATTAGTTTCATTAATTCTATAAACTAAACTAAATCTACTAGTTTTTTTAATAGTGCTACTAGGCACTTTAAATTTTAATCTCTTACGAATCATTTCCCCACGCTTAGATGCGTTAGGCACTGGCACAGCATACATTTTACCGAAACTTTCTGCAGATTTGTCAACGTTAAGCCAGTATTCCTTTAGAGTAATTCTGTCATAGCCAAAGAAATCTATAGCATTCAATATAGCTTTATAAGTTCCTACGAATGGCTTGATATTATGTAACTCTAGGAGCAACTCTTTACGTTTCTTATTAAGCAGTTTAAAATCTGGAGACATTTCACTAATGTCATGTGTTTTAAATAGCATAAAATCCCCAACATCTAATGTAGCTCCAAAATTAGAAAGCAAAATACTAAGCCTTTCGTCTTCTTCAACTACTTCACCGTATACTGTTATTTCTGCAATTTTTGTTTCTACGCCATTGATAGATTCAAATATACATAAATATCTTGTGTGTGGTCCTCCAGTTTTAGAGCTAAGTGCAATATTTATTTGTAATGCAACTTGATTAGGTGTTGAAAGTTCTTTAATTCCGTTTGCATCAGTACCGGTAATATTAGAATTAGATTCAATATCAAATTCTAAAGAATCTTTTTCATCAACAATAATTTTACCATTTTCTAATTTAGTTCCATATATTATTATGTCCTTTGAATTAACAACGGTATCTTTTTTCCATTTAGCTATAAATTTACTATCGTTAGGGTTTTCGGCAACTGGGGTATTTGCAACTAAATCACCTAAATATTTACATTCTTCTAAAATAAATAAATTTACAGTTTCATATAATTGAACAGAAACCTCATCTAAATATAAATTACCAGACCACACGCCATTTGAATTTTTAACTAAATTCAAATCGTTATCTAAACCATTAAAAAATCTTAAATTATTATACATTATCTAATATGTTTATCACCTTTTTTAACTGTGTAATTTTTATATCCTTTAAAGGTTCTAACGCCTTTAAGTAATACAAATAAGCTATCATCTATAAAATATAAGAATTCTCTTAGGATAGTATTTCTAATTATGTGTTTTGAAAGCATCTTAGATATAAAACTTTCATCCATATACTGATTACCTGTATTAAGTCTATTATCATGCCTTGTTTTAGCAATATCGTATACTCTAGGTTTATTATATTTTAATAAGTCTTTAAATAAATTCATGTCTTACTGTTTATATCTTTAATGCCTTTCTATCACCAGCTTGTAATCTAGTATATATTGTTCTAGGAACCGGATCACCTTCAAAATTAATACTTAGTGCTGCTTCTGCGTTAATTAAAACATCATCAGTAATCTCATCACCGTCTCTATCTTGCCATCCGCCTCTAAATACTGCAACTTCTTCTTTTTCCATAATAATATCACCCCATCTATCTAAGCCAACCACCGTTTCAGGTATAACCGTTGCTTCGTCTACTGTTACAGTTGAGACTTCTTCTATTCTTTTAAAGAACACATATTTTTGTTTTCCGTTTCCAACGTTTTCTAAAGTTACAGGATCTTGCGGTACAACAGAAATTGTTTTAGATTCAAAGTAACCTAATCTTCTTGCTGTTTCTTCTGTTTCAGAAATAAACCTAACATTAACAGCATCAATACCTTCAATTTCTTCTAATATGTAAATTATATCTGATTTTGGTAATTTATCTCTTCTAGTTACATTCAATAAATATTCATCTATCTTAGATCTAATCTCATTGCCTAATTCTTCTTTTGTAAAACCTTCGAAAAATCTAACATTAACATCCATACTATATTTTCTAATCTTAGGCTTAACAAAAACAACTTCAGTAGTTACCATTTGTTGACCGCTATCTTGCAGTACCTTAGACATTTTTTCATATTCATTATCATCAAAGAACATTTCTTCTTGTGGAATAGAAAAATAATCCTGGTTTTTAGCTAACTTCCTTCTAACATCTGGAATTGCAAAAATATAAATCACATTATCATCATCTAAATATTGATCATCTGTTGTGTTGTATGCATCTAAATAAGAAAATATACTGTATCTAGATAAGAAGTATTCATAGTTATCTGGAGTTGCCAGTACAAATGACTTACTAGCAAGAGGAGTCATAATCTTTGTAAACTGAGTAGATTCTCTATCTGTTCCCATTTTAGGGGAAGATGTAACCGTTATATCTAAGAAATTATTTAGATCATGCTCTTCTCCTAAAGAATCTACACCGGTTGCTTTCCATTTTAACGTTAAATCATTTGAATCATCTATGTTTCCTTTGACACCTTCATGTGTAACATATTCTACTTCAATTTTAGAACCAAGCGGTGGCGCCATACCAAAAGCTGTGTTTCCAAAATATACATCTAATCCTCCTGAAATTCCAGTTTTAACTAAATATGCCTTTTCATCTCTGTGTAAATCATATAAAGATTCTTGTTTTGTCCAAACCTCACCGTTTACACTAATGTTTATTTTACTGTGGTCTGAAAGTCCCTTAGTTTGTACATTAAATGATTGTAAAGGTTCGCCATCCCCTGTAAAAGTTTGTGATTCAAATTTACCTTGAATAATTGCGGTACTAATTACAGTATTATTACTTTTTTCTAATCTAAATCTGTCTTTACTAGTCAACAATGTATATGTTAACCCATTAAGGTCGAATTTTAATTCAGCTCTATTGTCTATTGTAATTCCAGCTCCTGAAATTTTATCAAAATCAACACCAGGTTTCCATCTAAATTCAATTTCACCTGTAGCTGCAAAACCTCTAGTAGAGTCATGGCCTGTAAGCCTACTCATACCGTAAATAGATTCTGCGTGTTGAGCTGTATATATGTTTTGCTCAACTAGTGCGTCTTCAAGATAAAATAATATTAATTCTTGAATCTCAGTTATTACAGATATGATTTGAGCAAATGGTGATGCATCGGTAAACAATGTACCAGCACGTCCATAAACTCTAGAAATATAAACTCTAGCGTCGTCTTTGATCTGCTGTGCAGTTGCTCTTAATGTACTTATAAATTTTAACTCTGCCATTTTATCTAATGTTTAATTGTACGAGATATTTACCGTCTATTGTAATATCAATATATGCAATATCTCTAACGTTACCTTTAAAGAATTTTACCTTTGTGGCAACATTGTATTTTTGTGCTAAAGGACAATAATATTTAATCTGTGTATCTAACGCGTCCTTTAGTTGACCTTCATTATACCCTAAAGCATATATGTACTGCTCTAGATCGCATCCAAAACCAGGAGCCCCTAAAACATCAGCTTTACCAGTAAATAGAATAGTCTCTATTTGTTGAACGAGCTGTTCTATTTCTCCATTGGTTTGAACTTGCGTTCTATTCCAGTTTGGGTCTCCTTTTGTCTTTATATAAAAATCCATTTATATATGTATCTCAATTTTTTAACTATGGAACATGAAGTCTACACCTTCATCTCCTTTGATTTCTTCTTCTATTGATTCTAATTCACTATCGCCCATATCTTTTATGGCGCTATAGTCAAATTCAACATTACCAGGTAAAGCGAATTTAAAGATACCTAACTTAGCACCTAATGATTGCTTTATTTTAGCGCTAACATATCTGAAGAATATTTCGTCATCAAACAGGGCGCAGTCTGGTATAGTCTCAAACAACTCTAATATAACATCACCCTTAGGCGTATCACCCATAATTTTTAATTCACCAGTGTTTCTTTGATATTGATAAGAAATAGGATTTTCTAAAATTTGTCTAGACATATCCGCTAAAGATGCATTTAACACATAATATTGTAATTCTTCAGCTGCTTCTGCAGGACCTGATCCATTATACATGTTTCTAAATAACATTCTTTCTAATGCAAAATCTGCACCAGGCTGGAATCTAAGATCCATTCCAGATCCAACTGAATTCCACCCAGATGTTAAATCATATACACCATATACTGAAAATACTCCGCCACCTCCGGCGCCTGGTGTTCCAGAAGCTGCAGGTGCTGGTAAATTAAGTGCTCTGTTTTCTCTAAAGTAATCTGAATTAAATACTTCAAACGGAACGTGATAGTAGTTTTCTCTTACAGAATCCTCATACTTTTTGTACATCCATTTTTTAGCCCTATTAATTATGTTAATAACTTCCTTTTGTGGTAGATTTACAGGCAACATACATGCACCTGTGATTTCATCTGCTATTTCAGTTAAGAAATCGTTTAGACAATTATCACCAAAATCTCTAGGTGTAGTTAAATCAAGATTAGTTCCACTTGTAATTTTACTCATCGTTTAATTTATTTTTTTACTGACTACTACTTCTGTTTCGTCACTTATTCTTGCATCTTTTCCTAAAAAGCCCTCTCTGTATATACCACCAATTAGTCTTCCTTTAAATACGCCGTCACGTCCAAACACAAAACAATTAGTTGCAGTTGCACTACCGTTAACATAGCATGATTCTATTTTACTATCTTTAACTTCTGTACTACTATATAGATTACACCTTTTGATCATAGATCCTTCAACTGAACAATTGTACATTTGTGAATTTTCTACGTTACCTCTTAGTTCGCAATCTATGAATTCATACCCATCTAATAAGTATATCGTTTTAAATACACCATCTTTAATTTGCATAGTACCATAATCTGAATCATAGTTAATAATTCCCCTTTCCATAGAACCATTAGATATTAGATCAATTACTTTATCTTTAATTCTAGCCCATTGAACTTTTATTACCTGATCATTATCTTGTAAATCAACTAGCACATGAATTTTAGGAAAATGTTCATTTAATTTAGTGTGATCTTTCAATATATCAACTAATGGTATGTTTTTATTGATTATTTTCTTAAGTTCTATTCTATTTTGTTGAGTAAATCTAGGATTATTACAAGATTTCCACATCTGCATAATAAACCTTTCACATAAGTATAATATTTCTTCTTTCTTAAGGTGATAGTTTTCACCACCGATATACCTAAACTCTAAATAGTTTTTCTCTGCTTTTTCAAAATTTATACCATAATACTTAGAATTAGCAAACACAAAATTCATAGGTGCAATGTGATCTTCATCATACCAATATGATTCCCTAGCAGGCATTACCCACTTAATACTTTTAGCATAAGTTGAATTTTCTCTATTAGGAAAGAAATGATAAACCTGCTCTTCATCGAATTCTAAAATGAATTTAAGAACATTCATTTTAGAAACCATGATTGGATCTTCTAAATAATCAGTTTGAAATGACATATTTAAATGAATACTTGCTCGATCATTAGTATATCCGTTTTCTTTGATCCAGTTGAGCATTTTTATAATAATTACTCTAGCGTTTCTATATGGAATAGGACCAGTTACTAATTCTATAAGGCCTTTACCACCTGACATGTCAGGTTCCATTTTAAAGATTTTATCATCTGGTACAAAGTCAGAGTGTGCCTTGTCTTCTAATCGAATCTTTCGGTCTAATAAGTTGGCTAATGACTTTTGAGTTTCTTCAAGCCCCATATTGGAATAGAACTCGAACTCCACGCCTATTTGCGCGGAGTTCAAGATTTGTTCCTTTGTAGATTTTAAATTAAGTTTTTGCATCTAGAGTATGATATTACCGTTTGATTATATATCACACTCTCTTTGAACTTATTGTGGTAGTTTAAGAAATACTTTCATTGAGTCTACATCTATTCTAGTAATTTGCACAGTGATCTCATCACCTGGCTTAAATACAGACATTGTTTCTTCCCCTATTTCACTGATATGTAACAATCCGGTTACTCCATTTTCTATAGTAATAAATAAACCGTAGTCCTTTTTTGTTTTGACAGTAGCCTTAACATTAGAAGGTATTTGATATCTAGTTGTAATATCACTCCATGGATTTACTTCTACATTAGCTTTCTGTGTTAACGTAATTTTCTTTTCACTAACGATGTCTTTTACTTTAAATGTAATCTCATCGCCCGGTTTAATCTCTCTAGATTTGAACTTAACTAACGTATCTTCGTCTAAATCATTATTATGAATCATACCTGTAAGACATTTATTAAATTCAACAAATACACCATATTTAGCAGTACCTGTTACATGTCCCTTTTGTTCGACTTCTATACTCTCTTTTAATTCTTCTATTGCAGTAGGAATTAATGCTTGTAAATACTTTCTATGTGAAACCACTAATGTGCCTCTGTCTGGTGAGAAACTAACAGGAACAACATACATTTCAGTTCCTATAATAGAACTAAAGTCATGCAGTTTATTAATTCCAGCTAATGATCCAGGCATAAAGCAATCTATTCCTTGAACGTTAACTATGTAACCTCCATTTTCTATCATATTTACAACTTTACCTACCCAAGCAGTGTCGCCTTTTTCAACACCGTCTCGTAGATCCATAAATGTTTTTTGCTTGACGCCTCCACTGATGCTTCCAATAACATGTGATCCTGGTCTATAGGTTGTGATCAATACTGAGGTAGCTTCACCTGGTCTAAGGGCTTGAACATGTTCAGGCTCTTTTTCAAACTTAATATAAACAGATTCTCTATAACCCACGTCGACCGTGATAAAATCTGAAGTCACAGCAAATACTGTACCGTCATATATTCCGCCTTCAATTAATTCAGGTAGCATGTTGACATTAGATTCATATACTTCCATTTTATCATATAGCTCTTGAGCATATAATTCTCTGGAATAAACCTTGTCACCGTTTCTGGTTTTAATATGTGGATTTGGTTTTCTAAGTCTAGTTACACAAGTAGCTTCATATTCATCCCACATGAATTCTCCTTCTGCATTATACCACTGATCATTGGCATCTTCTACTTCTTCTTTCTTAGTTGTTGATTCTACTACTGTTTCAGTATTTGGTTTTACTGCTTTTTCGTCTAGAGTGACCGTAGTTTCGCCGATTCTAGCTCTTTTTGATTTGTTTGTCATTTTTTTTATATTAAGAGTGTAACATATTATATATCCTTCTATTTTTTAGAACACGACAGGTACAAAACCCACCATTGGAACAGGTCCTGCAGGTGTCGGAATTCCACCCAAATAAAGTAATTTAAATTCTAATAGATGCATAGCATAAGTCGCAGCTAATGCAGTAGCGACTACGGTCGCTGGTGGTTTTGTTGGTGGAACAGTGAATGATTTACCAGAGTTCCAAGCTCTTCTTAAATTATTAGCTAATCTAGTTTTTCCACCATAATAAATAGGTACATAAATACCAGTAAGTGGTGGAGGTATTAGTGCGGGAGGCATAGCTGTTGTTGGTGTAAATGGTTTTACAATACACGCATACCAGTATGCAATAGTAATTGCTGCCATTTCTTCGTATGGATCTCCACCTGGCCAAGTATATGCAATTTCTGCACCTTCTTCTAGTTCATCACATTCTTCTGCAGCTTCTTTTGACTTCTTGGCTTGATCATATTGAAATTTAAAAACAGTACCACCTTGTTTTGGATCAATAGATAAAAATTGAGTTAATGCTGCTTTAGCATCGGTAGAATTTGGACTAATACTGCTTACTGCCGCGGGTATTTTAGCCCAATGTTTTTCATATTCTAAATCAACATATTGATTTTGTACATATTGAGTATCTTTGTCCCACCATAAAATCCTATTATTGTCGTTTAATACAATGTTAGGCGCTTCGCCTTCTTCTAAATTTGAATTACCCACATTAGAATATTGATTTATAGATTTTATAGCACTGCTATCATATGAAAAGAATGCTACTACACTGTCGGTTAATATTCTAGGTCTTTTGCTTTCATATTCAGGCAAATCTCTTTCTCTATTAAAAGATATTTGACATTTATATTCATCTAATGGACAAAGTACATCTTCGCTTAAATCTGGAGACGGCATTGGAGTTTCTGCCTTTCTACCCAGTGATAGTCTTTTAAATAAGTCATTTTCATTGTAAACATACTCATCTTTATTTCCATATGCGGCAATTGTAACCTCGTACACTGGAAATGCAACGTCTATTGCTTCTTTAAATACTCTAGAAACTCCATCTACTATTTGCTTCCAATTACTATAGCCTGCATTTTTTATATCGTCTCTTACTTGAGTTTCTACATTTACATATGGGAATCTTTGTTTCCATTGGTTGCTAGCATAATAATAATTATTTGGAACAAAGTCTTCGTAATTTGCCTTACCTAAACTGGTAGCCCATCTAATATAATTGAATTGTCCACTTAAGCTGCCTATTTTATCAAATTGTTGCAAAAGCCTATTTGCAAATAAATCAATAATATCACTTGCAGATTCTTTTCCGTCTAAACAATGAAATTGAAAAAACCTAAACTTATATAGATCATAGAATGGATCTTCTTTAGATTCTTCAATAAACTTACTAAATTTTTTTTGAATTTTCTTCTCTTCTTCCACTGGATCTGGAGGTACAATAGGTTCGGGGCAAAGATCGGCATAATCAGGGTGAGACTCTTTACCAACTTCAGTTATATTTCCATCCTCATCCTTTTGGTCCATTAATGGTATATCGCCTTCTTTTAATATTCTTTCAAATACTAAGCCATATCCATTTAATAATAGTTGTTCAGCACCTCCATTATTTGTATGTGTTGCACCAACCGGTGTCATAGCCGCACCTTTAACGGCATCTAAATAATCTTGAGCAATGGCTTTACCAAAATCAAATCTACCACTTAAAGGCGCTGGATTAACAGCATTTACATATGGTCCTGGACCTGTAATAAATGCAGCGTTTGCTGGATTTCCTACTTCAGTAGAAAACTCGGGCATATCATATGACAATCCAGCTCCACCTGGTTTTGTGAATTGGTGGCTTGAAATTGTATTAGCTGCTGCGCTGATAAATGATGGCCAAATTACGGGCATAATTATTTACCTTTTTGTTGATAGTTAATATGAGTACTAGATAATTTACCTACAGTTGCTGGTGTAGGTGGCATCGGCGGACCTGATGGTCCAACACCTGTTGGGTGAATATGTGCATTATAATCATCTAACCACATCTGCAACCAATCTTGTAAAGATTGACCTCTTACTGCGGGCTCTGTCTCATCTGCTCCAGGTTCACCTTCATTTGAAACGAATATATCACCACAGTCTAAGAACATCTTCGCATCTGTGCTTATCTTAATGAATCCTTCTTCGTCTATTTGTATCATTGGTCTTTCTTTAGCACCACTACCTCTAGTAATAACTAAGCCATCTTCTGGGGAATGATATATTCTAACATTTCTTTCTGCATCATATACTAAACTAATCACGTCATGTGGTGCATCAGATGCTTCCAATATATCTGTCTTTAAATCTGGGTTTTGATCAATCTGAAACCAATATTCTGGGTGGTAAATATTTCCATTATCAAATCTAACTGCAACTATATCACCAACTCTTGGGACTGAATGTGCACCGACTTGATCTCTATTCATAGGAGTTGCCCATGGAATAGCGTCGTCCGTTAGTGTATCGAATTTACCATAAACCTTTACTCTACATCTTCCTTGTATTAATGGATCTTCATTAACAACTACCTCACCAAGCCAGTGAGTTTCTCTAATGTTGTCTTTAAATAGTTCTTTATCATTCATGTACGTTATCGTTTAAGTTACCATCTGGTGATGAATCTACGCCTGTGTTTCGACCACCATATACATTGTCGTTAATTGGATCATCTCGGTCATCTGGTGTATTATCATATACTTTCTTAGGAGAAATATTACCATCTGGTGATGAATCTAATGCAAAGTTATCTGTTGGATATATGTTACCTGGTGATAAGTCTCCTTTTGGACTATTATCATTATTTGTAAATAATTGTCCTGCTAAATTAGCAATAGCATTTACACTTCCAGCAGTTATGGCATCTTTTATACTTCCTAAACCACCAACACCGTGTACATTTCCTAATAAAAGACTAGCCATTACGTTATCTATAGCTTGATCCGCAAGCGACGCTAATGGTCCGCTTAAACCAGTTCTACTACTACCATACACGTTAGCTAATCCGTTTGGCTCTTGTGAAAATGCGCCTTTAAAATTATCTATTTTACCCATTACACCATCTTTAATGGATTTTAACTTATCATTAGCTGCGTCTTTTACGGACTGTAATGGATCAAATGGACCAAAATCATATGGATTTGGATTTCCAACAACACCTAATCCTTCTTTAGCGTCTGATTTATATGCGTGATTTCCACCTGTTTGAGCAACTGCTTGCCATTTTATTGCCAATTTAGGTTTTCTAGCTTCAGGATTTTTACCTAAATCTGCATACATTGTAGCTATAGAATCTATATCGAATGTACAAAAATCAAATTGTAATTGAATAAATGGTTTAGCTACTAAATTAAGAGTTTCATGAATAGGTTTAGGTTCTTTTGCATCTTTATGAACAGGTCCTCCTGGTTTATATGATCCATTTAAATCTTTAGCATGCGTGTCCTGTTGAAATTGTCTAATTTCAGTGACTATTATTTGCATTCTAAAATACCTAATATTGTGGGGTATTATTTCTATCCATCTATTAAAATCATATACTGCACTTTTATATAAGTCCATTAAAGAGATAACTGTTAAATCAACAGTTTCTTCCAAACATTCTATTTCTAGTTTAGGATCCTCTGCGCCCCAATATGGTTCTGCTAAATCCTTATATTGTTGAGAAATCTCTAAGCCGGTTATAGTTTGCCAAAACCATGGTAATTCTGTATTAATTTTAAATAATAAATCACCAAATGATTTTAAGTTAGCTGCTAATTTTTTACCGTAATCTCCGCCAACTGTTTCTAATAAATATTTTTCTGCAGTTCCGTTAAACAAAGGAGATTCCTTTGAAGATTTTTCGAACATAAGTATAAAACTTAAATATGTTGGGTCTTCATTTATAGTTCTAAGCTTAGTGCCTTTCTTGAACTCATTACTATGTTTAAATAATCCTTGCTGCATATTCTATATATTCGATTTCTATTCCTTTAAATCTGCTACTTTAGTAGGCCATTCTCTCCTAATAAGTGTAACCTCTTGACTAAGGCCAGAGTCTAAGTCATAATTTATATTTATATTTTCTATAATATAGAATCCTGTTAAAAATCTATCTACTACTTGTGAATTTGATTCTTCTTCTCTTTCACCCGTATCTGGTATTATAGACTGATCAGTAAAACCAGCCTCATCTTGTTTAGCTTGAGCCTCTTCTGCCGCCTTAATTTTAACAGCATCATAATGGTACATAAGCAATGGAATCTTTTGAAACTTATAAAGCGCAGGGTTAAAACTACTTAAAGTAACCTTTACTTTCATTTTCTGTGTTTCCATTTCATTTTGCTTTTGAAATAATTTAGAGTAGATCGCATTCTTATGTGTATTACCTAAACCATCATCTCCAGCGTTTTGTCTACCCATATACTTAAACTTAACATTTTCTTGATAACGTTCTTCTGTTCTTTTACCCTTTAATGGCTCTTCAATATCTCTAAGATTAGTAGAACTTAATGGCTCTATGTCAAATTGTTGCAACCTATCAGAATCACTATTATTATCATAGATCATCACATTTCTTTTATTACCAGCCTTTAAACTAATTTTACTTGAATTGTTAATAAGTTCTACTTTATCTGCGTAGTTGTTTAATCCCTGTATTTCCCTGTTGTTAGTAAGCATTAATGGCATCTCAAGATCATCAGCATCTCTTCCTTCATCGTCTCCATTTTCTCCATAAGAAACCGCAGCAGATGCTAACGCTACTTGTAAATCGTTTATGTCAGGGTTAGATGAGTTAAAAATCTTATTAACTTCAACATAGTTTAAGTAATAATATTGATCTATATAAAATTTAGTAAATGAATCTTCATCGATATATGAATCTTTAGCTATAGATTTTATAAAGTCTAAATAAGTTTCATATGCTTGTATTCTAGATTGGCTATCATCAGTAGCATCTATGTTAGTTGCTAAACCTAATTTAAGTTCTCTTGCTACCATTTCTAAATGATCTAATGATCCAGCTGAGTCTAGTGTTTGACAATTTTCTGCAAACAGTTTAGGTACTTTAGCAATGCCACTCATGTTAATTGTAGCTGGTTCACCATCAACTTCTCGTTCATTTGTTATTTCAGTAATATCGAAATCCATATGAATAGATTTAAAGGTTTCTTGATTCTTAGAATTGAATAAAATAACGAAAGAATCACCGTCTCTAGGATAGTGATCAACGTCAAACGCTTGTTTATTATCAATAACTGAAATTTCGCACTTAGGCACAATTCCAGATAAATCTAATTCTACGCTTTGTATATTGTCTCTACCAAAAACGTATTTATTTACCATTATAAATGGCTCAATATTACCAGTGTTCTTAGTTTGTTTATCACCACCTTCTTCTTCGCCAGCAGCATACATTTCTATTTCTGTTGGCATTAAAGCTGGTTCTACTACTGCTAAAATATTATGTTCTAAATCCATCTATTATTTATTAGTCAAATTATTTGGCACACGGTGAATCTTCACTTCCACCAGTATCTGTACTATCTTTTCCAGCAGGAGCGTCTCCTCCATTGTTATTGTCCCCGGTTGAATCTGCAGAATCTGATTTACTATTATTTGATCCATCTGATCCGCCTTGTCCTGATGCATTGTTAAATTGATTTTCAGCAGTAGTATCAGTTGTTTCGTTATTACTATTACTATCACCATTACTATCACCAGCACTAGTACCTTCAAAATCAGAACCTTGTTGTTCTAGTACAATATCTCTTTGGCTCTTTTCTGCATTCTGAGATGCAATAACTTCAGCAGTAATAGACTCGGTAACAGGATCTGTTTGAACTTGTGCGCCCATTCTAACTTGATTTCCATTAAACTCATAATTCTTTTTACCTACTGGAATAACATTAGGTGGCAAAAGAGTTTCTTTATTATATTTCTTTTTAAGTGCATCTATTCTTTTTTGATCTTTCTGACTTAATCTTTTAGTATCTACAAACTGTCTTTTGACTATATTATCTTCAACCGATGCTGGTCTTTCTAATCTATAATATGCAGTATCAGGAGAAGGCACTAGTATGATTTCACCTGGATTTATACTAAATGGATCAGATATCCTATTATATTTTAAGATCATATCTGTTTTAGTATGATCTCCATAATATTTTAAAGCTATTAAATCTGGCCTAACTTTATCATCTTTAGTTACTACATGTTCTGCTATAATTTCAGCATTATCCTTATTTCTAAAGATCATTGTAGGTTGAGTCATTATTAATTTGACCGTGTCTACTGTTTTGTTTATTATGCTTTTAAAATCCATAGTATATTATAATTTTATCCGGCGTTAAGGTCAGAAACTCTTTTAAGGAATGCCTTAGTAACGTGAGAAGCTGTGTTATCTTTGTTACCATATGCACTTACATCGAACATTGCACTAACGTCTATTGAACCTTCAACATCTGGTTGTAAATATGATCTACCTCTACCTGCATTAAACATAGATTCAATTTCACCTTTGTCTCTTGGTCTACCGGGCTTCATTTGTACGGTTAATTTTAATTTACTAGGAAACCCTTCGTAACCTAATGGTCCATCAAATTCTATTTTGCTTTCTATCATTGCTAAGTTTCCACATACAATCATTGGATTCATAGGATTACCTATAGTTACGTGCCATTGTCCAGTTGGATCACCTGTTAAGAACGCTGCAACAGTTGATGCACCCTGTGGGCTATTCATCATTTTCATTAATCCACCACCGACAATGTTATCTAAAATTTTAGAATCACCGAGTGCATTTATACCTTTACCATTAGCAACACCTTTTACCGCATTACCTAAATCGCCTAATGCAAAACCAGCCGCTCCTTTTACTTGTTTAGCAACTGATCCTAAAAAACCTTTATAATCACCACTCTTAAGTTTAGCAATATCACCAAATGGTTTACCAATACTACCACTACCTAATCCTCTTGTAGCACCACCCCAGAAAGGAGCATTGTTATATGTTAATGCTAATATATTAGATAACGTATCCATAAATGCTACCTTTGGACTTGTATCTGGTAAAGCTTTTAAATCATAATAAAAATTTAATTCAAACGATTGATCAAATTCCAATCCCTGTTGTTTTGTTAAAACCTTTTTAATTACATTTAATGGTCCAAATACTTTATTAGGATATGTTTCACTAGTTGGATCCCAACCTGCTCCTTTGTCTTTTGTCCTGATAGCTTGTTCTGGACTTACATTATTTACACCTGCGTTTACAGCACTTAATAACGGGCTTCCGTCAATCATAGCACCTACTTTACCTTTTTTACCAGCACTTGCTGTAATTTTTTGAATTTCAGATTCTATCTCTTTCCAATTAAATTTAGTTCCAAATTTAAGAATAGATTTCATTTCATTACCTAATTTAGGAGACATCCAAGTAATAGCTCTCGCTAAATCTGGCATAGAACCATCAACTGGCTTTCCGTCTTTTCCAGGAATCATCATATTCTTAAGATCATCCTGAACAGGATATGGAAATCTTCTTAGTGTAATTAAATAATCATTAGATATTTTACCGTAATGTTCTGCTTGTAGAAAATCACTAAAACTATAAGTGTAAGCAATTGAGTTGTGCTCTCTAGATTCGTTTACAATATTACTGGCAGTTGGATTATATGCGTCAGCTAACCCATGGTGGAATACTGCTTTATTATAAGAGTCTTTTCCACTTGACATATCATCTTTAGAAGAATCAGATCTATTTTTATATTTATGTAAAGACCATGCATTCATTTTAGAATTAAGACCTAAACCTGCCGAAACAGATGTTCCAGAATCTTCTATTTTATCACCACCAGTACCGCTGACAGTTTTACCAACAGTATAATTTCTAGAATCTACCTCGTTTACACCATATAAACTAGTTGCATTAGGTGGAGTATCTTGCGCAGACGATTCTATAGTAGTATTACCTTGAGAATCCACTGTTGCGGCATCTTCTTCATCAACAGGAAACCCTCTTATTGGATATCCATTCAATGTTGCCTCTCCGCTTTCATCAATATCCGACACGAAAGTTTCAAACTGAACACCAAGGGGATTTTCTAAGGAATATTTTCCCGATGCAGACGGTCCGCTAATATAAGTAAAAACAAGTTCTGGCATTATTTGTAATGGTTTATTTTATATATCTAGAAAAATATATTACATTAATATAATTTTCTCTAAAGTATATATCAAACCCATTCTACATCGTCCATTTCAGAAGATTCTGGACGATATAAGAGATCAGCACTCCAATTTGGATCAGATGGTAACCGATTACCTAAGAATTTTTTAAGGGATGCAACAAATTCACCTTGCGAATTATAAAAGAATTGTCCGTTGCTATATGTGGCTCTATTAGTAAGCTCATAGAGCTCCTTTATGCACATTTGTATTTGAAACGTTTGTATATTATTGAATAGTTCAATCTGTTCACTGCGAGTCTTGGTACAGAACACGGAGTCTACCACTATTAGATAGTTCTTCCATTTATCACCATTAAATAAATTATCTTCTATTTCTTTAACAGTACTGTAACCAGCTCTTTTGACATTTAATTTTGTGTCCTTTCCTTCAAAGTTTTTAATAAATCTTCCACCAAAAATGTTCTTTTTTAGAAAGTATGCATTATCGTAGAACTTTTTAATTCTAATTTGATATTTTGGATTGGTGTCATCAAATTTAACATCATATATAGTTGCCCTAACAGGAATAAGTATGTTAGGGTTTTGAGTAGTAGAGATCAACGCTTGAATTTGTTCTCCTTTAGAAAATAATTTATGTTTAATCATTATCTATAAACTTAACATTATCAAACTTGCTTAATACACCTCTTTTTGGGTAATCACATCGGTTGATAATAGTTAAGTCTAAGTTAATGTCTCTGTCTTGAACAAGATCATGTATAAAGTCTTTAAAGCCTAAAACACTTTTAGTGTCTAGTTCTTTAAACATATATGCTATTGAAATTTCTTCAACCTCACTAGAATCTGTGATTAGTTTTTTTAACATCTTCCTGATGTAAAGCGCTACAATAATAGACGACGGTTCAGATCCATATGGATCACTCTTAATCAAACGATTATAGATATCAAAATAAGATACTGCGAGATCATAATCTCTAGATTTCGCTAATTTTTCAAATTCTGTTTTAGTTCTGCACCAGACGCCGTCTATTCTTAAAGTCATTATTGTATTTGTGATTTGTAATACTTAAGCGATAGCTCAAGCTCCGAAATCTTCAGTTTTAATTCTTTTTCAGTAGGTTTATATTTACTACCCCATTGAGATTTTATAACTAGTTCATTAGCATCTAATTGTGTTCCAGTAGACAAACCTAAATCCATAACTAATTCCTTAAGAAATTTAATTTGATTTGATCTTGTCTTAGGTCCTTCAAATTCATATACAGTCCTAGAAGTATACTCTTCTCCTCCTCCATTTACATTATCATCAAATACAAATTTAATGACACCATTGTCTGCAGGTTCTATACTAATTGTAATCATTCGGTAGATTATTTTGTTCTGTTAGCCCTAGATTCTTTAACTTTAGCCAACAATTCTTTCCTTAGTTTCTTATCTTCTCGATAAGTTTCTTTATTCTTAATAGCACCTAAAGCCCATGCTTCTTCTAACATTTCTATTTCAGCAGCATTGTATCCTTGTTCATTCCAAGTTAATTTAGCTGCATCTAATGTTGCTTCTAATCTAGTAGCATTTAGCTCTTCAATGCGTCTAGTGTTTTCAGCATGCAACTTTTTACCATATGCAATATTTTCAGATCTAACTTTAGATCTAACTTCACCAAAATATGGCATCTTAGCAAGCTCCTTAATAATACCTTGTTGCTTTAAGTAAGCTCTTCTTTGTCTACGATTTGGCGTTGCTTGATTTTGTTGTTGTTCCATTATAATAATTTTTAATAAATGATTCTATTTGTTCTTTTAATTGCTCTCTTAGATTATCTATCTGACTTTCTACTAGCAGCCCTATTTGTGAATTAAGGTCTTTTTTAGTAATATCCATCTGATCTTTAAATAGATCGTAAACTTCTTTTGAAGGAATGTTAACTTTTACTGGCATACTAGCATGGTTTTTAGCACTCATTTTTCTGAGCATCTCCATCATGACATTAATTTCTGTTTCTATTGGTTCTTGAAATTTAGAGACCTTTACATCGGCAGCTTTATCAGGTGCAGCCTGATGATCAATGTCTTCATTAGAGTCATTTATAACTTTGGCAGCTGGATTAAAAGACAATGCAAGATTGTTTGCATCATCTTGATTTCTAGCCAAAATCAACATTTCATCTACCAAATGAGTTGCACATTTAGATCCGTCAGTAAATGCCATATATTTAGCGTCTGATTTTTCAACATTATGTACAACTATTGTACCTGCTTTTTCTGTTTTACCCCAAACATAAATTTGAGGTTCTTTAACCTTAGTTGTCTCTTGTTCCTTTATACTCATATCTTCTTTAATTTTAAGCGTATTATGCTTATTTCGCAGAATCTGGTAAGTTTGTTTTAACAGTTCTACTATCATTATACTCTTGTTTTATAAATTGTTTAATAAAGTCAATAGACTTTTCTGGCCCTATAATAGCATCTCTTTTTAGAAAAGGTACACACCATCTTTCTATAAATCCTTGATTTCCATGTTCTATTAAGAATTGCTTTAGTTCTTCAACTTCTGGTAAATACATTTTATTAAATCCCATAATTTTATTTTTCTGTGTCAAAAAAGAATGTCTGAAACAATCTCCCGTTATTAATATCTGTTCCGAAATAATCTAGTGAAGAGTGAAATAGATCACCTTGATAAATCACCAGTCTATTATACTTGTTTCCTATAAAGTCAACTAACTCCCATTTAGTCATGTCTCTTGAGTCCTTATATAGTGTATTAGTTATATCTAAATTCACGCTTTCATCTATATTTCTTGGTATCTTATATAGACCAGATGCTTTATGTTTAAAAATACCAGTACCTCCACTTAATGGTGCGTTAGGAGTTAAGTATAAAACTCCAGCCCATTTGTTATGTTCATCAGCATGAATCCAACTTCTGTCATCTTGTGTAGTATATTGAAATGCACCTGTATATTCTTCAGTAACCCAAGTTATTTTACCATGAAGTGGAGAAATATGACTAGCTATATGTTCTTTAGTACTTTCATTTAAGAATGGTGTTGTTCTATTCCCAGGAAAATTACCACTAACGTTGTATTCTTGTGAAAGTGCAAATTCTCTAACCTCATCTGGGTTTTCATAAAAGTTGTCAATGATTATTGATGTGTATGCCATTATTTTATAGTTTTAAGCCTTTCTAAAAAGGATGGAGGGAAGAATCCCTTCTTATTTATCAGGTTTTTAAAGCTAGCATCCAGGATATATGTGATAGCCCAATCATTCTCGCTTCTCACTGACCTTCCAACGCCTTGCATTACGCTAATGCCCGTTTTCCAATCATACCACTCATTTGATTTATTTAACTTAGCTTTGATTAACGGTTCATTTAAATTAGGATATGGCACTTTAAAAAATATTTGAAATCTACTTGTATCATCCTTAAGATCTAAGCCTTCTAATAAAGATGGTCCCATTAATACACCATTTTCTTTTTTCTTAAATAAGTCAATCATGCCAGCTTTCTCTTTAGAATTTTCATAGTCCATAATTCTAAAAGGATGCTTAGTGTTTTGTTTAATATAGTTAGTAAACTCATATGATCCAGTGTGGATGATACCGCGCTGACCCTTGTGTTTATCTATAATCTGATCTAAGATAGCAACCACATGTGGCAAACTCTTGATCTTCTCTCTATATGTTAGTTTGTGTCTGTTTATAAAAACAACAGGAGATTTTTCATAATTAAATACATTGTCTAATCTAATAAACTGCGCATTCTTAATTCCCATTATTTTTACAAAAGATCTTGGATCTCCAATAGTTGCACTCATAAATACTTTAAATCCTGATTTCTCGTGCAAGTATTTGTTTATCATAAGTGCCTCTTCAACACATTTAAATGTAGACTCTTCTTCTCTTTGATCAAGTACCATTTTATCTACACCTACTGATTTTATAAGAGCAACATAATCGTTAATTTTACAATGAGTGTCCTTTAATCTATCAAAAATACCGAAAGCTTTTTGCCAATCTCTTGGAAGAGTTTGACTTTTGTACCTAAGTTTAGCAGCTTTATTACCTTCATTTCTGATTTTACCATATACTTTAAGAATAGCATCGAATTCTTGTAATGCTTCAAATACGGTAGATTTATCTCCTTTCATTAAATCATTAACAAGGCTTGTTAGTTTACCTCGAGTATACGCGCTACTACCAAAACCTTGCTTATTTGAAAATCTAGTAGCTTCTAGTATTTTATCTACTAATGAAGGATCAACTCTAGGGCTAAAATGCCCTTGAACAATCTCATCTATTTTATGTGCTTCATCGAAAAACACAAAATCTCTTTTTTCAAATGGAACAGGCCTATCGTCTAGCCTCATTTTAGCATCAACGTAATTTCTTTGAATTAACCAAAAAGCGTAATTTAACAAAGCTATCGGTTGATCAATCGCTCTAGATCTGTTTTGTAAATATTCACAAGAACTATAACAAGATAATTCTTTAGCAGCTTCATATCCCATTCCTTTTAGTTTACAATCTCCTAATGAGAATGGTAAACCATTCACGCTACATTCATAATTGTCTACACCTCTAATAGATGGCCAATTTAATTTAAGTCTCATGAAATCTGATTCGTACTGATCTTGCAATGTCAAATCACTAGTTACTAAGTAACCTCGTTTACCCATTTCTTTCATGACATACGAAGACCACATTGCTATAAGTGATTTTCCACTTCCAGTAGGTGCGTCTATTACAACAGTAGAATCTGGATCTTTTTTATAGGCTTCACATATTTTAGTTATGATTTCTCTTTGGTTTTTTCTAAATTCAAAACCTATTCCAAATGTGTTGGCCTCTAAGGCGCTGTCTATGATTTGATCTATAGATCGTTCCAGCATATAACTTCTTTTACGGCGATACCTGCTTTTTCTAGTAATTCTACTCCTGCCATATCTCTATAACTTTCTGAATAAAATACCCTTGCAATACCTGATTGAATAATTAATTTTGCGCAGTCAAAGCAAGGCGACATTGTTACGTACATGTCTGCACCTTCAGATGAAAGAGTAGAACGACTAATTTTTGCCAATGCGTTTGATTCTGCATGTAAGACTTCTCGTTTAGTTACTTCTTTAGAACAACATCCATCTTCACAGTCATATCCTTTTTCTATTAAAATTTCTAGATGATCAGGGTTATCGACGTATCTGATTTGATCTTCTTCACAGTCATTATCAAATTTGTAAGGTGTTCCATTATATCCGGTAGATATAATCTGTGTATCTTTTACAATAATACAACCCACTCGCTTACGCTTAGCATAAGAAAGCTTAGATATTTGGTAAGCCATTTGCATGTATATTAAGTCTACTGGTATTCTAGGCATATCTTGTTAAAATAAAAAAGTCCATGTATTATACACGGACTTCTTAAAAAGTTTATTAAAATGTGTGTCTGTTTATGACCAACCCTCTCCAAATTCAAGACAGTCTGCGAACTGTTCTACCGTTTCGATTTCTTGGGCTTGTTCTGCATAAGAACCATCTTCAGCTTCTGCCCATACGTCTTTACCGTTCCAAAAGAATGTAAATGCTGCATCATTGCCGAATGGATTTTCCATTTCTGCAGTTTCAACTGAAATTTCACCTCCACTGCCATCAGCACCTTTAAATCCCATTGCTTTTAGTTCTTTCTCTGCTCTTTTAGAGTTAAATCTTTCATTAATGAAATGTTCAAATAGTTGTAAGTATTTCATAATTATTCCCGGTATTTTTATGCTTCTTCTTCAGCGTGGCCTCTTGGCGCTCCAGTAAAAGATTCTCTACATTGATCGATTTTATTAGAATATGCTTCTTTCATTTCGTTCATCATAGCTTCATACGTTTCGTTAGCAAGTTCTTGATCTTCGTTAATCTCTTTATATGCTTCTTCTAGTGCTTGTGCTGCCATTCCTGCAACTAATGCTGCATTTTCTTTCATATAAGATTCTAAAGTATGATTATCATAATCGTCTGATACGTAACTACATGCTTCAGCTACAACATTTTTGTAAACTTTAGCAATCATTTCAGATACTATAATTACTTCCTCATCTTTATCCTTGTCAGTTCCCTGTTCAACGTCACCGTCTACTTCAGCTTCATCTGCATCTTCGGCATCAGAAACCTCTTCTTCACGTTCTTCGTCTTCAGACTCTTCAATTTCTTCGTCATTGTAATCTTCAACGTCATCAGTTTCACCTTCAGGTGCTGGATACCCTTCAGGGTTTTCGTGTTCTCCTACATCAGAAGCTTTAATGTTCTTACTGTACTCTTCGAACGATAATATTTGTTTTGCCATAATATTTTATTATTGTTTTCTTTTATTATATATCAAATTTACTTTATAAAGTTGGAATGCTGTTTTCTTTCATCCATTTTTCTAACTTTTCATATGCTGCATTAAAAATCCTACTTCTTTTAGTGTCCATGCCCATATTGTTAAAGTACTCCTTCATCATATAGTATGCTGGCTCTACCGGCTCACCATTTGCAACTCTATCTTCAATATGTTTAGAAACTTCCAAAGCATATATAGCGCCCATCATAGAGAACATATTGTAACCTGTTAAATCATTGTAGAATCTCTTATACATTTCATAGCCCGTTTGACCAAGCTCTTTAATGCCTTTTTTATCATAAGCTAATAGCTCAGATCTTTTTTTATTATCGAATGAACTTAACCATACAACCATATATTGATGTTCAGAATTGTAAACTGGATCCATAAACCCTGCATTTGTAATTTCTTTTAAAGTAGATTTTATCCATTTTGGATATTTAGGTTTACCATTATCTTTAACCCACTTTTCATATTCATAACTACTCCAATAACTTTCATTTAATGGTTTAATATACTTTAGTGTTTTAGTTGATTCTTTTACCAGAGTATCATAGTGTACCTCTTCAACTTCTCCTCGCATATCAGCATAAACATCGATAACCCATTCTTGACCTTGATCATCTTTACCTACCCAATATTGATCTTGACCCTCGTTTCCATGATCATCAATAATATCTTCATAGTCGAATTCTACTTTATGTCTTCTACTACCGTCTTTAAACTCAAGATACGGCCATTCATTTTTAGTAATTACTATTTTACCTTCATTAACTAAGGATTCGCTAAGAGCTATAGATTTATCAACTATATCAAAATCAACTGTATCATGAATGCTTGTCTTTCTCTTTCCTTCTTTACCTTTCTTTATTTCAACATAAGCATCTTGTCCTCCTACTTTACCTTCAACTCTTTTATAGAAATAACCATATTGAGTTTGAATATATTCACCAGGTGTTATTTTACTTTTTTTAGCATATATGCCTTCAGTGATTGCTGATTCTAAAATAATAGAATTTAGTTCTAGTTCTTGATCAAATCTAGCACTACGTACATCATCTGTCGCTTCTAGTTTAATGCCATACATTACAGTTAATTTCACCTTTACTATTTTGCCATTATGTTCAGCTTCAAATTCTTTAAAAGCATTAGACTGTCGACCATGATCTGTAATTTCATATTGACCAGTTTTAGTGTCTAATATAGTTCCAATACTAATTTTATTTATGACCTTAGAACCTAACATACTAACCTTTGCATACGATAATGTTTTACCTTCAAAAAGGTGCTTGACATATTTCATTTGTTTTGACTCTTTCATATTATCTAATTCTTTTGATTTTTTCATTGCCCAATCGACACCTTCATCTCCACCCCAAATTAACCAAGAAACATACCCTTTGTCTTTCCATGGAGTTCCTTTTAATTCAGCTTTTATTGAAGAATTCTTTCTATGTCTGTTAAACGATGCCATTCTCTTTATAGTGTCAGCTGAGATTTTTTCACCCTTGGCTAATTGATTTGCACGTGTCCATCCAACTGCAGTTCCAGCATCTACTTCTTCTCTTCCATGTTCGTCTCGCCAGTCAAGTGCTTTTTTTGCATTCTTTTTAGCAGCGGCAGGATAATCATTGTAAGTATCTTCTTCGTTTAACACAGATTCACCTAGTGAAGGTGCATTTTCTGTTCCACACTTGTGACATGTATACATATCATCACCACCGTCTTGTTTCATCCAAGTCCATGCACAATTACCACATGTAATAGAATTAGGAGATTGTGAATCTTCATCTGCTGGAGCCTCAGTCTTAAATGCTACTACTTTATCACTTAATCTGATATCTGATTCTATTCTTTCCTTTAGACCTTTATCATGTCCACCATCTCTAACTTCTTTAGCAACATCTTTATCTGCTCCACCCCATGTGCCGTCACCTTTAGTTAAGAATGCGTTTACTCGTGCATATCCCCACTGTTGTTCAGTTGCGCCAGGTCTGTGTCCGGTTTTCCATGCGGCCATACCTCTTCTCATTACGATTCTTATTAAACCAATTGGCACTCCAGTTTCTTCGGCTTTAGTTTTAAGTGCTGTTTCTATTTTAGCATCGGATATTTTACCTCTATCTCCTTCGGCCTTTTCTTCGTTTACTGTAAATTTTAATGGATTAATGTGCTTAAGATTTTTGGATTCAACGAATTTTTCAGGATCATCTTGCATTACATTCTTCTCATCAACACCAACCGTTGCAAGTTTAGTAATATCTTTATATTGATATAAGAAACCAATAGTTGGGTATTTAGCACCGTCTGTTACTTTGTAACCTACAGCATTCTTATTAGTTTTAGGAGGATTAGGTATGTCTACTCTTTTCATATCTTTTCCTTTAAATATAAAAGGCGCTGTAAAACTTTTTCTAGGCGCATAATCAGTTTCAATTACTTCCCATTCACCGAAATTAGTTTTAATTTTATCTCCTACTTTAAATCCTTTAGTATCGTATTTTTCTGCTTCATCTAATGATTCTTTTAGGGTTTTAAACCATTTCATTAACTCATCATAAGACATGTCATATGCTGGATGGTCGTCAGTACTATCAAAGGCTTTTAATTCTGTAGGCTTCGACTTTAGTAAGGATCGTATAGCGTTGTACCTGTTATTAATTGCATTTGTAGTTTTAGTTGCATTGAATAAATTGTCTTTAGGCATCTTCCATTTTACATCCCAATCTTTTTGAGAAAAAGATTCAAATGCTGAACCAACTTCCTTTCCATTAAGAACATCCTTACATGCTTTGTTAAATTGCTTTAATTTTTTAGTAGCGGCTCCTGCTTCACCATCCTGCATTAATTCAATAGCCATATCCAAATGACTTGCTATATCACCAGCATATTCATCATCTATGCTATCAAACTTATCAGATAAATCTAATAATGCATCTTCACCAACCTTTTTAGTAATAGTTGAACCTGTCTTTAATAATGGCTTTAAACCTCTAGCTAGTTTTTCAGTAACTACTGATTCGTCCTTTTTATCACCATATAATTCGTGATATTTTTTGACATGTTTAGAAGTTTTTACTTCACCTTTGTCTTTGGCCTCTTTGTCACCTGGTAATTCTTTGTAAGCATCTGGATCATCATCGTCCATTTCAGCTTGCTTTTTCATTTTATCTTCTTTCTTCTCTTCCTCATCGTCATCTAGACCTCTCATGTATGGATCTGGTCCTGGTTTTGCATCTGCTTCAGCGACTGCAAATTGACTGTCGTTATAAAGAGCTTCTAACCATTCTAAAAATTCTGGTGTTTTCTTCATTACTTTTTTATGTCCGTACTCTTTAAAGAATTCTTTTTGAAAAGAATCAAAGTTTTTATGGTTGCTGATCATCTGATGTATATCAGACATAACACCCTCTAGTACTGTAATTGGTCTATTTTCCATTTCTTCTATGTTGGCTGTTGTTTTTTCTTTTTTCTTAGCAGTATCTATTTTAGCTTTAAGTATTTCTGCTTGCTTTTGCATTAGTAACTTTTCAGCTTCTGCTTCAGATTGCCTAAGTTGTATCTTTGCTAAACTTGATTGCATTTTTCCAGAAGGTTCTTCAGAATCGGCCATTTCTTTAGCTTTACTAATAGCATCTTCTTTTTTAGAAATCAGTTTACCAATCTTTTTATTGATGTCCTTAACTTTGCTTTTTACGCTAGGCGCCTTTTCATTTATGTATTTCATATTTCAATTGCTTTTATATCATACGCTGACGGTCCCCAAAATAATACTTGTTCAACGTCGTCACCGAAGTGATAATTTTTAATTGCATCAGTGGACTTAAATGTAATAGGATAAGCTCCCCAATGTTTTGCACCCTTTTCTAAGCTCCCGTATTTTTCTAACATATCATCGTAATCAAGGCCGTAGTTATATCCAACCCCTCTTTTAGGCTTATGTCTTGAAGACCAATTCATACCTAGTTTAAGATAATCAGGTTCACCGTAAATAAAGCCATGTTTAACAATATTTTGTCTAATTTTTTCTGATGATACAAAGTGTACAATTAGTTTATCTGATGGATGATCTTCAGCCGGTGCATCAAAGAAATACATTGTTGGTAGTTTACTATAATATTTTCGACTATTGACCTTTGTAATTAGATTAACTGCATCAGACTCAGAATCAAGTTTTTCCTGAGGTAATAGATATTTTTTGATCCATTTTGCAAGCGTCATATTTGTTCTATCGAAATGTTTCTTTAAAACATCAGTCTTTTTTCCACCTGCAGCTTCATTCAAAAAACTATCATATGTGTTTATGTATTTCATATTAAAATTTTGGTATGCCACCTATTTTTGCTGCGCGTTTTCTCCAAAGATCCAACACTTCTTCTTTTTCTTGTTTACTGATTACGTCACCTTCTATTTGAGTGTCTAAGTATCTGTTAACTGCATCACTCATTGGCTCTTTTCTTTTTTTAGCCTCATATCTAAGTCCCTGTAAATTGGCATCCACTTCTTTGGGTAACATTAAATAATGAAAGTATGGTAGAAGACCTAAGTTAATTAGATTTCTTATTTCGCTATCATCTTCAATAGGTTTACCAGCTCTATAATTACCAGTGTCTACTCCATCCTGTGTTATGTGTTCCATTTCATGTCTAATAACATCTGCTAAATGAAAATATACAGTAGACCATTCTCCTGGAATCCAATCAGGATTTATACCAAAATCTATTAGAATGTATGGAGTTTGATAATCGCCATCATCGTCCTCATCTCTACCATCTGCACCAGTTGAAGGTAAAACTTCAAAGCCTTTAAATTTTTTGTCTATATGAATAGTTGCATCAAAGTCAAATTCTAAACCTCGTTCTTCGATCTGGTCCATATAATTGATAACCGCTTTGCCACCTTTATATGTGTTTACCCATTTCTTAAACGTAAGTTTAGTCAATTTTGATGCTAAGCCATCATACTTAGATCTGCCTTCATTTATAAAACTTTCGTAAGCCTTAATGTGTTTCATACTTTATATATCCTAAAAAAGGGGAAGATGATTATCTTCCCCTCTGACCCCTCAGTATATTATGCCTAAATAAATTAACTATTAATGGAGCCTGAATCAGTTAAAGCTGGTCCATCGTCAGTATTAGTGAATATTTCACCTAATGTTTTTAAGCAATCATCTGCCTCTGCAATTGACTTTACTAGATTATCCATTTCTTCTATAACTTGTGGATGTTCACCAATTCCTGCAGCATTTTTCATATAAACTTCTAATGTTGCAAGTGCTTCAATTTTTTGAGCTTCGTATTTTAATCTTAAAGCTTCTATCTTTAAATTCATAAGTCTTTATTTTTTATTTTTAAGTTCGTCTATTATTAATTGTATGCCTCTGAAAAGAATGGCTGGAATTGCAAAGTTCCAAAAATCTGGAGTTTTAAGTTTAAATAATGCTATAATCCAAAAAATATTAGATTGTAAACCCATTTGATTATGTAATGTATAGGTTAAAATATTTCCAAATCCCTTAAAAAGTTTGTTTAAGTATTTCATATGTTTATTTTTATAAAGGTTATACTAGTTGATGTTTAAATTGTTTCACATACTGTTGCAATGCTAATTCTTTAGCTTTAGCTTCCAACTCGATATCTAATGATAAGCCATAATCGTCAATATGTTCGTATATGTAGTCTGCATGTGCACGCTTATTAGTTTGTGTGTCGTCTTCGTGTATTTGTTGGCAGGAAGAAAAATGTACAAGTTGACGAATACCCTTAGGCCATGTAGTGGAAGCTAGCTTAAGAGCTTCCTCTTGAGATAATTCACCAGGATGACACCAATGGTGATGATAGTCAAATGTAATAGGTACACCTATTTTGTTGTATACACCTACATATAAATCCTCGGTAGTGTATTGACTTTCTTTGTCATCGTTTTCTACAACAAGACGTTTGCGTACAGATGCATCTAACAAATGAAAGTTATCGACAAACCTTTGCATAGCTTCTGATTTACCACCTTGTGTAGTATTGACATGAATATTGATTGGTGCAGAATGATCTCTAGGCAAACCTAGTAAATCCATGATTTCGCCATGTTTATTAAGATCAATAATACATTTGTCAACTACTCGCTGAGTAAGAGATGCTAAAACATCGAAAGGTCCTGGATGAAACGTCAATCGCTGACCATTATCCATTGCAATTTTACCAGCGCCTTTAAGAGTATTGGCAATTTTAGTATAATCTGGTAAATCAGACAAATTGTACTCGCTCATCCATGGAAACATATCAGAACTAATACGGAACAGCTTGATGCCATTGCGATTGTTCCAATTGATAATCTTAACCAAATCCTTAGCGTTAAGCAGTGCTAACTCTGAAGCATACTCAATACCTTTAGCGGCAAACGTGCGCTTGATCATACTACGATTAGTAGTTACCTTTTCTGATTTTTGTAAAGTTGTATTGATACAACAATATCCGTAGTTACTTGTTGTCTTTGTCATTTCCAAATAATGCTTTTAAAAAATTAATAATAAACAGTGTAAAATATAGCGGCCAAACAATAGCTACGCCTAATCGTTCTATGTTAGAAAACCTGTATGCTTCTTCGCCAATAACAGAAATAATTATGTCGTATATAAGATTGCAAACTACACCACATATCATGTATATAGATACGTAATTTATTGCAACGCCATAATTATTAGTGATGTAATCTATCATATTCATTGTATTGATATTAGACCTATTGTTTCAATTGTTCCCAGTTTAAATACCGTTTCCAATTATGCTCTTTGATTAGTTTTGTCCAAAGCTTGATGTATTTCCTTTCTTTGGGTTTTAAAATATGTCGCGGCTGCTCGTTGACGAATCTTTGCATTTTTTCTGGATCAAACTTTTTACCTAGCGCAATACTCTTACATTTAAAATACAAATCTCTAGTGCTACCATCAAATATTTCCATTATGTCTGACACTTTTTCTTTTGACATGTCAAATTCTTTAGCTAAATCTTCAGCTAATTTCCAAAGAAGTTTTTGCTCAGTCTCTAGGTGATTTTTCATCATAATAGCTTTACGCTTATTATATTGTTTTCTATCATAATCGACTGCTTCAATTAGAGTTTCGCCTTCTAACCATGGGCTTTCTTTTTTAATAGCTGCTACCTTAGCCTCATAAATCATTTCTTCTAAGTATACTTCTCTGCCTAAATGATTAAATTCATATTCGCCGAATTCTATTCTTTGCTGAAGTTCACTAGCACCTTTAAATAAATATTTCTTAGGTAGTTTAACAACTCCGTGAAATCTACGCCACCATGTAAATTGCCTACTCATTAAGAAAATCTTTTTAACAATTCATCTATTTGTTCCTTTGATGTCCAGCCTGAAACCTCATCAGTGTTATCCATAAAGTAGTCTGTAACAAATCTACCGTCTTTATCGAATACAGCGACCTCAAAAGATGAGTACATTGTAGAATCTAGTAAATCCTCTCTAGGTGTAGAGTAAACGAACGCACCAGCTTGAACACTTACAGTAACGTCTTTAAATTCTACAGTAGCTCCTACGCCACCGTGAGCTTGCTTCTTAAATTTTAAATCTTCAAATCTCATATCTTTTGTTTTAGTTCTTTGATTCTATGCTTTAAAGCATTGATAGGGACTATCCCTGTTTCTTCCTCTATTGAAAGTATTAATTCCAACTGCTCGATTACTTTTTGGTTGGCATAAGACTCAATCATCTCAATACCTGCTTCGTCGTCTGTATATACACCCAACGGTGTTTGTATTGACTTTTCCATCTTACTCTTGTTTTAAAAATTACCAGGTGCAACTTGCATACAAGTTAAACCCATATCTCTCCACATATCAACTACTTTCTGTCTGTCATCAAATACACAAACTACATCGTCAACGTGTTTTTGTGTTGGAAACAAGTCGTTAAACCATTTCTTCTTAAGATCGTCATCTGGCATAAACTGAAAGTCTTTGCTAGTCGGTCTCATCTTCAATACATCACATGGTACATCAAACTTTTTTAACCACATGTTAGTTGCATCTTTAGTAGCCTTAGATCTACCACTAAAAATAACAATCATATGTCCAGCATCGCTTAACATTTGAGCCATCTTAATTACAGCATCATGTGGTTGATCAAGATCAATGTTCTTAGGATCAAAGAATTTATCCCAATCCATTTTACCATTGTCTTTTGTAGAAATAGCTCTTCGCTTATCGATGAGAGCCAAAGTTCCGTCTAAATCAAATATTACTTTTTTCATTTCTTTTGCTTTTAATTATACTACTAATATACCACAAATAATCGACATAAAAAAATATTTGAGCGTTTATTTTAGTAGATCTTCTAATTTATTTTCGATGTCTACCATTTCTTCAACAGTAAATACATCAAAGTCATTAAACAACCATCCGGTATTTGTCTCTATAAGAATTACATTTTCAAATACTTCTATGCTTTCAACCGTATGAATTGTTTTATCGTCTGGAAACACAACATATGGTGCAGAATCTATACGATCATATCGTTCTTCAATAGTCATCTTAACCCCAATCTTTTTCAAAAGTATACCAATGATCTGCGCCTGCACAATCTCTTGCGGCTTCAATAACTAAATATTGTTTTTCTTCGTAAGTTAACATCTTTAAGACATGTATCAAGTGCATTTCAATTAATTCATCTGACTCTAAATACGTATAACAATATTGACCTAAGCCTGAAATCAACCTATACGCAAGATCATTACTAGAATT